CATGTCATAAATGAGATGAAAGTCAGCTCATCTATGAGTTCAAAGTCAGATGACAATGAGTCCATTGTATCAACTGACGGTCAAATGAACGTCAAGACCCTGCCGGAGAGTGCAGTCAAAAAGAAACCTGACATCTTCTCCGACTTTGCTCATGGCGATAAAGCCCTGTTGGAATCCCTGCGAGAGTTCGCACAGATGCGTACAAGAATCAAAAAGCCTATGACAGACCGGGCGAAACAAATGCTCTGCAACAAGCTGGAAAAGTTTGATCGGCATGATTGGAAAGCCATTCTCGACCAGAGCATCTATGCCGGGTGGCAGGACATTTACGCATTAAAACAGGATGAACAGTACGAGCAAAGTACGGAGATGGAGTTTCCTAGACTATGACAATGGACGTTCAAACGGTATTTATCGGTGCGCTGATGCTCTGCAAGCCGGGCGTTGTGGATGAAATCATACCAGACCTTGAACTTGACTTATTCAGACCTGAGCTGAGAGACGCTTTTGCGGCTGTTCAGGGCTATTGGACGGCTAGGGGTAAGATAGATATAGTCGAGATAAACACGCAGCATCCAGACGTAGCGCAGACGCTCTTGGCGTGTGTACAAACCTGTGAATCAGAGTGTGTGCGAATTGACAGGGAGCAAATGCAGCGTTGGACACAGCTTATCAGAGAACAAGCTGCACTCACTCGTGTGCAAGGTCTGGCATTTCAGATGACCAGCGAGCTTACCGACTATTCTGATCTATCAGACATTTACCAGCAGATGGGCGAAGCAATGAGCCTGAAAGCTGAGGAAGAAGATGCGTGGACATACGAGGATGTGCTGAACGACTATGTGCTTCACATGGACGAGAAGCCTGTGTATATCAAGACAGGCCTAGAACGTCTGGATGAAGCACTGCACATCTCATCGGGTGATTTCATCATCATCGGCGGCAGACCGTCTGCGGGCAAGACAGCCCTGTCCTTGCAAATAGCAGCAAGCATGGCAAAGCAGGACTATACCGTGTACTATTTCAGCTTAGAAACCAGCAAACGCAAGCTGGGCGCACGTCTGATGGCTAATCAAATATACTGCCCTCTGGACACGGTGAAAAATAAGGCGGTCAGCTTGAATGAGATTGACGGACAGGCAAAAAACATGAAAATGCCCTTATATATCCGCTCCGCTGCCGGTAAGAACGTGGCGTGGATGAAGGCTCAGGCTCTACGTAAAAAGGCTCAGGTCATCTTTGTAGACTATCTTCAACTCATCCACGAAACAGGCGCAAAGGACAGATATGCCGCCATTACAGCTATATCCATTGCCCTGCACGAACTGGCACAGACCACAGGCATTGTTGTTGTGGCACTGGCGCAGCTCAATCGAAACCCATCCAAGCCCGGAGCAACGCCTACAAACTCCGACTTGCGAGAGAGCGGGCAGATTGAACAGGACGCAGATGCAATCATCCTTCTGTCCGGCGACAACCCCGACAAGTACCTGTTCCGACTAAGCAAGAACAAGGAAGGCGAGATAGGCGACCTTCCCATCACGTTTAACAAGCAGATTCAACGGTTCCAAGAGTACACTTGGATGGACTGATACCGTCTGAACCCCATAAATATTTTTCACTACACAAAATACAGGAGGAAAAGACTATGGTTCCAAACATGGCTTCTGTTCATATAATCGTTGCCAATGCACACAGACGGCACGAGAAAGAACGCAAGGAGCGAGAAAAACGTGAAAAACTTGAAAGGGAAGAGCGGCTGATTTGTCGAAAAACGATTCCATGCTGGGCTTGCTACGATGAATTTCCTGAATCATGCCCCAAGAAGAAAATCAATCAGAAATAACGCAAAGGAGAAAACAACTATGGCACTTGCCAACATCGAACGTGAGACTATCATCAACTTCAACGCAGCGGAAGATACCGCAGAAATCTACACGGCAGACCCAGTTTACATTCGCAAACTGGACAAGCTCTGTGAGCAGTTCCCCGATACATACAAGTTTATGGCGGAGCTGTCTGCCAAGCGGTGCAAGGAATCCAAGACCTATTCGATGCCGAAACGTCTTGTGAAGTTCCGGCCACCTGTCACTCGTGAGATTAGCGAAGAGCAGCGTGAAGCACTGGCAGAGCGTCTGCGTAAGGCGAGAGAAGCCAAGAATATCTAATCTTAGCTCGTACGACTACAAAACTACTGTATCAGAAAGCATGGAATGGTGTCAGGCAGTAAAACTACCCTCTGCGACTATTCCGTGCTTTTTTTCTCTTGTTATTTATCAGGGGAAAACGGCAAGGTCTGGATTTGAGAGATAATCGTATAATCGCAGGGCTGATTGAGACGAAAGCAAGATGTGTGAGACGAAAAAACGCTTTGACTATCACTTTCGCAAATGGCTTTCAAATTTTTGTCCCCTTTCCCCCTTGTTTCCTCTTTCCCCCTTTTGTCCCCCTCTTTCCCCTACAACCCCTATTACCCCCTATAATCCCCCTAACATCTTCCGTGCTCCCCCTTTCCCTCCCCGTGTGTTTAGCGCGTACGCGGGCGTTATATGCGCCAGCGCGCGCGTTGACGGAGCCGGGTGTACCATGATAGTTCAAAAGTGAATAAATAACAGTTATGCGAAATTGCAAACTGGTTCTTTCTCCCTACAACCCTCTATCTCCAAAAGCTATACCGTTAGCCAGCAGAGCAGACCGTAGGCGAGAACTAGCGTGAGGTTCGGACTGGTGGATGGTCTGCGACTATTTCAGACATGGAGAATTGACTTCGTTTTGTAGCCGGTTGAATATGTAGAAATGTTGCATTTACTATTCCTAGCAAAATACTATGAATTGATTAAAATACCATAGTGAATTACTGGGAATTAAATCGAGCAGGAACAGACAGAATCGGATGGTACGAGTTATTATACGAAATAATCTGTGATTATCGGGAGTAACTATATCTGTATACTATAATAAGTACGGTTGTTATACGAAATAGGTATAACTAGCGGAGGAATATATTATGCGAAATTGGAACGAGAGGTGATTTTTGGAGTGGTCAGATGACTTGGCGACTATCGCACCTCTCTTTCTCTAAAAGGCGAACGACTATTTCACACAAAAAATACATGACTATTTGACGAAGGCTCGTAAGAAAACGCTACGACTATCGGCTACGACTATTCCAAAAGCTGTTACGACTATTCCAGCCGGAACGCTGCGACTATTGCTGATCTCTATTGGCTATCGGGCGAAAGCCCGAAAAGAGATACGGCGAGAGCCGCCAATGGTGCCGCGCCGCCCGCCCTGCCCCTGTTGCTGGACTGCCCGCCGGGTAGAGGGCGACAGGCTGACCCGGTGTCAGATTGTAAGCCGCCGGGCGTTGGACGCATCGAGACGCTGACACCTTAGCAGGTGCGCGGGGTCTGTACTGCTGACCCCGCCGGGCTGACATGGTCTGCGATGTGCTGCGCCGTCTGGCATGGATCCATAACAGGGGCGCCCCCTTATATACCTTATTATAATAGGGCGGCTACGCTGGCCTGTATAGTGTCCGGCGTGGCAGTGGTATCTGGGTATGTGCTGGAGGCGCTGCGGCGCTGTGGTGCGCTCCAGCGTGGCGCAGGTGGTATTATAGCCGCTTGTGTCGGTCTGGTATCTGCGGTGGTAGAATGGGGTAAATTGTAGGAAACGCACCTGTAAAGCCCTGTAAGCCGTTTTGCGGCGTGGGCGGTATAATTGCATTAACAACACAAAACACACTGTAAACGCTTGTATGGGGCTGTATTGCAGCAGGGCAAGATAAAAGCCCTGCACCCTCAGCAGATGCAAGGCAAAAGAAAAGCCCCGCCAGCGTGGGCGGGGTAGGAATGGGAAACGGGTCAACGCTGTTTGCGCCAGATGTTATAATCTGTTGCGGTCATGATGGTATAGCCGCCGCAGACCTTGACGACAACGCAGTCACCGGGGCAAGCCTTGCGTGCATAGTATCGGGTGGTATACAGTCCGGTGATGGGGTCAATCCCCTTGATGGTGGTAGTAGTCATTATATAGCCCTCCTCATTTGCTCGCCTTAAACAAGGCGCTAAAAAACCAAAAAAAGAACAGGATACAGGATAATATCACTTGTCGCACCCCCTCATACCACGCTAAACCGCTTGTAAACGGTCTTTTTGCTGCACTCAGCATAAATATCCGGGTGCGCTGCCTGTAAAAGCTTGCTATCGAGTCGGACACTTTGCACGTCCTTATACATCACCTTGCAAGCGCCTGCGACAACCTCCGGCGCTCCCTGCATCATGGCAATGATTTCATCCCGCAGGCTGTCCCGCATCTGCTCCGCCTGCTCTGCCAGCCGCTTATATTCGCGGTACTCGTTGCACTTTTGTTCTAAGTCTGTCATTTTTATGCCCCTCCCTTATTAGCTGTTGAAAATGGCGATCATTACCAATGCGCCGGAGATCATGCCGCCAACATACCAGAGGACAGCCCACTGGGAAAAATCAAGATCAATCATTTTTCACACCTCCGTGTTTTTGCCGTTGGGGTTAATCCAATCGTTTTTGATGTCGTACCGCTTGCAGTAGCGGTAAAGGTTAATCAGCTGTACAAAGTCGCCAGCGCTTATATATGCCTCGTTGTCCGGTGCATCGAGGGAACAAATAAGGGTCGTTCCGTTATCCTCCCGCTGCACAAGTTCCAATTTTCTGCCGTTGTTCACTTCAAAAACAAGCTTGTTCATAAATTGCACACCTCCCAAACAAATTCCATCTGCAAGCTGTGCAGGTGCGCCGCCAGCTCCTCAGCGTTCCACAAGTCCCAGCGCATTTCCCGCGCCCGCTTTTCGTAGCGGCTGACCGTTTCCCGATCGGGCTTGATGTTACCAAAAGGACGGTACCCGGTGCAGATTGCAACGCCTGAGGTAATCGGGTAAATGTCGGCGTTCCATCCATACATACCGGCGGTATAGGCGGCGGGGTCGTCCATGCACAGCATATTCTGTGCATCGCAATAGCTTACTTGAATAATGGTCGGATACTGGAATTTGATATCCCGCATGGTTCTTTTTTCTTTCATGGTTTTTGTCCTCCTGTTTTGTGGTGGTGATAAACGCTTCCGTTCACTGTTTATAGTATAAACGCTTCCGTTCATTTTGTCAAGGCCTTTGGACAAAAAAATAAACGGAAAAGTTCATTTATTTTTTGTCCGTTTCGCCGTGCCCTATCGGACGCACTGCCCGCACTCCAGCGCCCTGCTGCCGGTATGATCTGCCCCGCACTGTATATCTGGTATCGAGTGCAGACCGGTACATCGTTTCCAGCGTCCGGGCGTGTGTCGTGCCTTGCGTGGTCTGCCTTGCATCTGGTGCGGCCTGTCCTGCTGCCTGTGATGTGTAGGCCGTCCGGGTGCGTTGGGGGCTTGGGTCTCCACCGGCGGGGTATATAGCCGCCGCCCAGCCCCGCCCGGTGAGTATCGCGAAAAATTTCCAAAATAAAAAAGGCGTTCTCTCCCTACCAACCCCCTCTTTTCTGCGCAAAACACCCCACCCCCATTGCCAATCTCAAAAATTTCTCGCAAAAACAAAAAGACCCCTACAAAGGGTCTGTGTTCTGTGCTATACTTGCCTTACAAACCTTGAAAGGGAGGAATCTGTAAAAATGAGCAAAAATAGAAATCTGGGATGGATAGTGATCGGCTTGATTATGCTAATTGCCGGTTGCTATGAAATCTACACCTCGTTTAAGCCAAAAGAGACAAAACCGTCGTCGTCTGTGGTAGCGTCTGTTGCGGCAATTGAATATCGGCAATGCACCGTAACGGATATGATATCAAAGTTGAAAAGCAATGCGTTAAACGCTTCTGATGAGTACAAAGACCAGTATGTTGAAATCAGTGGAGAAGTTGGTATTATCGACGGTGACGGAAAGTATATCACGGTACTGGGTGATTCTAGCGTCCTTTTTGGCATTCAGTGCTTTGTAGAAGATGATGGCCAAACAGAAGCCATAAAAACATTGTCTGTTGGTGATGAAGTCTCGGTTAAAGGCAAAATTACTGACGTAGAGCAGTTTTCCGGGTATATGATGGATATGACTGAAAATCCAGAAAAAGTGGAATGAGTGTCTTTATTGTGCTATAATCAGCCAAAGGCTATGTGCCAAAGAAAGGAAGAATCAAAAATGAGAAAGAGGATCATTGCGGCGGCTCTGATAGCGGTCGTAGTTTTAATGTCGCCTTTATGTGCGATAGCTGTCGAAAAGCCGGATGAGATTGCATCCCCTGCTCAACTAGAAGAAACTAACGAAGAAGGAGCTGTTAAAATCAAGGAATCTCATAGTCACCTTGAGAAAAGATATGAATACGGAAAGACGAGATACTATGTCTACTACGCTGTACTGGTTGAGAATACGTACCCCGATTACGCCGTTGATTTTGTATCTCTAAAGGCCTCTGTTTTTGGTTCTGATGGTTCAGTATTAAAAACCGATGAACAAACCCTTGACTGGATTGCAGAGGGAGACTCTTATTGGTACGCTGGATATGTGTCGTTTGATTCTGAAGGCATTGCTCCGGCCAGAATGGAATACACCATTAGTGCAGATGAGTGGAATTTCCATAAAGCGAGCGCATCCAATCAGGTTATTCGTGCTGGTGAGCTTTCCGTTACCAATGTTTCTAAACGTGGCTCTGGGTACGATCTGCGTTACACAGGTCAAATTACAAACAATAGCCAGTTCACGAGCAACTGGATAAAAGTTATCGTCATTTATAAAATGAAAGACACCAAAGGAAACGAAGTTCCTGTGGGTGGCGATTACACATACATAACCGATGCACTTCCGTCTGGGCAAACGACAACATTTGAACTTTACCCATCGTCCGGTTTTGTTGGATATAGTTCCTACGAAGTCATTGCTTTGCAGGATTGACCAATAACACAAAAAGCCAGCGGTTGGATGTTCTCTAACCACTGGCTTTTCTTATTGGCTGTTATACGCTTTTACGGATGCTTGCATAGAGCAGACGGAACGTTTCACGGCCTTTCGGCGTTACTCTTGTCTGTACGCCACCGTGCTTGTTCTTCTGGTTACAGTATTCCTTGACGGCAAAGAGACCGTCACCTTTGCCCGCTTTCGGCAGGATGCCCTTGTTCTTGTCGCGGTAGATGTATCCGTCAGAAATAAGCATCTTGATGAACAGGCGTTCAGGGATACGCAGTTCCTTTGCGGTAGAGCGGAAGTTTGTAGACACGTTCCATGCCACAAGGTCGTCAAAGTAGTCTGCCTTAGGCTGCATCTCCTCGTTCTTCTCACAGAGCTGCTTGTTCTGCATCTGTAATGCTGCGCTCTTTTCCTTTTCGGCCTTCATGTTCTGAATCAGCCCGATCACGAAGTCCGGGTTGGCAATAGCCGTCTCCAACAAGTTGTCGGTCATGTACATTCCATGCTTGCGGATGGACGGTAAGATCTCGTGAGTGACCCAGTGCTTGAACCGCTGTGCGCTTTCCAGTTTGCTGCTGAAAATCAGACTGTACAGGCCGGATTCGTTGATGATGGTCGCTTGCTGTTCGCCGGATGGGGTGGTGATTCGCCACCCCCTTTTGTCTTGTTCATCAACGTGCGCTTTGAGCGCATTGACAGTGTCTTTGTAGCCAAGTGCTACTGCAATGTCCTTGCCAACAAACCAAGGGTCATTGTCAATGAGCATGACACGGATTTCGCCAAACTCGGCGTTGTTGAAGATTTTGATGTTCTCAGACAAAGAAAGTTGCATTAAAAAGCTCCTTTTCACTTGTGAGAGAAGCGATTTTCTGCTATAATAACGGCGAGAGAATGCTTCTCTCAGGGCTTACATGATACGTTCGCTAAAGTTTGCCGACAGCAGCGAGCGTATCATTTTTCGTTTTCATTGGTAGAATCCATCGGATGCAGCGTAAAGAACGCTTCACGGAACGCAGAAGAGATGGACACCCGGTTCTTGATGCAGTATTCCTGCAAGCTTGCAAACTGCCGCTCCGTCACGCTGATGGTAACGGTGTGACCGTAACGCTCTGCGTAAGGACTACTCATACACATTCACCCCCTTTCGTTTTGCTGTGCAATAAGTGTAACTGCAAAATATCTGAATGTCAATCAAAAATACACTAGATATTGTGTTCACTAGTGTTGACATCAGATTTTGCCGTTCTTATTGGCTGCTCCCGCTTCGTACCCTGCCCGGTAGTTCAGTTCGGACAGCTTACCCAGTGCTTCTGCGTACTCTCTGTCCTCGCTGGTCGGCTCTTTGCCGTGTGCGATGGTTTTCAGAAACTCTTCGGTTGTCGTGGGAAAGTTCATGTTTTTTGCTCCTTTCTATTGCAGAAGCGGTCTGCTTCTGCTATAATAATTGACAGAAACCGAGACTGCGCCCTTGGTTGCGCAGCTTCTGTTTTGTGGTGGAATAGGTCGTCAGTGCTACTTTGGTCGGTATGCTGACGGCCTATTTTTTATGCCACAAAGGATAAATCTGCCGTTGCTGGCTGATTCATCGTGTGCTCTGCTGTCTTAGATTATAGACGCTTGGTATATAGTTGTCAACAGCCCAATTTGTATAATTTTTATCAGATATATCTGAATTTATGTCACAGATGTGTGATATTTGATAGCGGTTCACTTCCTGAATGTAAATAAATAAGTTTACAAACAGATTTTTCGCATTACGCAGCATCGATATTTTTATAAAATATATACATTCTGTAAATATAATTCAGTCACATAAGTGAGACCTCAGAAATATCTGGACTTGGTGATAGTAAAATTGAGAAAACTCTTGACAATGTGAACGGAAGCGTTTATAATTGTAGCAGAAAGAGAGGACAGGAAAATGACGATGCGAAAAAATGAAGCGGAAAAGAAGAAACCTGTAAAGATATCAACGAATGGATCCGAAATTGTAAAAGACATTATGAAGAATCAGCGCGTAAGCATGGTTCAGTTGGCAGATAGCGTTGATTACAATTCCAATCAGGCTGTTTACCGCAGACTTCAAGATGATAACATGAAACTTTCTACGTTGTTTAGGTTCTTGAAAGCATTGAATTATCGTATTGTTATTGAGCCTGATGTTGGAACTGTTGGAGCTGGGAAATACCTTGTTGAAGGCACTGTAATTGAAAAGGACAGTGATTCTGAATGAACGTAGCGTATGTTCGTGTATCTACTGTCGAACAGAATGAAGCACGACAGGTAGAAGCGTTGAAGCGGCATAACATTGACCGTTGGTTTATCGAAAAGGTCTCTGGCAAGAATATGGATAGACCAGAGTTGCAGAAGATGCTTAAATCAGTCCAGCCGGGTGATACCGTGTTTATCCACGATTTCAGCCGCCTTGCCCGTAGCACGAAGGACTTGCTTGAAATGGTTGAAACGCTGCAAGCTAACGGCGTACACCTCGCCAGTGATAAAGAGAACCTAGATACAGGCACACCCACCGGTAAGCTGATGCTCACGATGATTGCAGCCATCAACGAATTTGAACGACAGAATATGCTCGACCGCCAGCAAGAGGGCATCGAAGTGGCAAAGCAGAAAGGCGTTTATAAAGGTCGCAAGCCCACGGAGTATGACCGCAACCTCTTTGATGTTCTCCATGATCAGGTGGAGAAGCGCATTCTTACGGTCACGGATGCTGCCAAGCAGCTTGGTGTGACCCGCCAGACATGGTATCGGATTGCTGAACAGAATAGGTGAAAGTATGGCTAGAAAACTTTACGCAGTGACAAGCAGTGAATACGAGGATTATCACATCATTACTCTGACCGAGAGCCGTAGACGTGCGGAGAAAATTGCAGAGATGTACGATGCCGATGTTGAAGAATACGAGGATAACAAAGAGTTGACGGCAAAACCGCTCACTTATACGGTTTATGCCTATGGTGGCGCAGATTGCTGTGAACAGCATTTAGATAACGTTGAGAAAAATGTTATCATTGGTCACTGGCAGCACGGGTTCGCTTATGTCGATGCGTGGTCTAAGCAAGATGCAGAGCGGAAAGCTGATGTTGTTTTCAAGGAAGTCCGTGAAAAAATGGAAGCTGAACGCAAGGCGAAAGAAGAAGTATACAGGAGTACTCCTACATGGCTTGCCAAACGCGAAAACGGAAAAATCTACATCATTCCAGAAAATAGCAAAACAAATGCAAGCGGAGTTTTGTTTGGATGCAGAGCGTTCATCAAGGCTCCTACAATAGAAGAAGCCATGAAGATTGCAGCGTCTATGTTTGCTGATTATGATGTAAACCGCGCGAAAGCCGCGAGGTGACATTGTTCGCAACCTAGAATAAAACCGAATGAGAAAGGAAAAACGACATGAAAACCGTAAAATTGTCAGAGCAGAGCTTGAAGCTCATTGAAACGTTGTGCGATTACACCGACAAGCCCGATATTCTCAATGCCATCGCAGACGCCTTGTACTACGATGCAGACGAGCTGAAACGCAGGCTCAACCAGCTTGCAGAAGAAGTAAAATAAACTGTGCAATTCATTTATGAAGATGGATTTTAGTAAATAATTTTCTAAAGCGGCATTATTGAAAGGCATTTTCGTTACAAACAGACGCTTGGAGATGAAGAACCGAGACCAACACTGTATAACCAGAGAAAGGAGCAGCTTATGGAGCAATATGTCAAACTTGAAGAATTGGTTGATTTTCTTAAAATATGCTTTAAGTTCAAGTGGGGCGATGAAAATGAAGATGAAATAATGGCTCGCATAATGACTTCCCTTTACGGATTCAAAAAGTTCACAAAAGAACAAATCATTCGGACTGCGTGGGAAGAAGCAAAGTATTATGATTTGCCAGATGATGAAGTGATTGCAATAAACATGGATGTTTCATCAAGATTTTATGGGTGGCAAGCAATGGGAAATCTTGTTAACAGAGGCGGCGAAGTTTATATAGACGCTGATGATTACGAGTGGCCTGTCACTCATTGGATGCCGCTCCCACTAAAACCGGAGGTTTAATATGGAAAACGTAAGAACGGTTTGTTTTATTGGTGAAGAATTTTGCAATGATCTTTATCGTTGTAAAGAAAACGGAAAAGTATATGCAAGACAGCGCTGCGATGATGAGTATGTCAGATGGCTTACTACAAGCAAATGCGGCGACGGCTATGAACCTGAATCCCCGCTGAAAGTCGGCTTAATTATGCGTGTGGTGAGTAAAAACTCCGTTTGTTTTGAAGAAGAAATCATCCGAGTAGATGGAATTGGAGATACTTGTGCGATTAAAAAGCATAAAATGAGCTGGGAATGAAAGAGAGCGAATGATAATGGCTAGAATTGAAATATCAAGAGAAGATTGCAAACGTCTTTTAAGATGGAGAGATAGCCATAAAGAGCAAGTCAGAAGCTATGTTCCTACTTTTGTTTCTTCGGTTATCGTTGTAAGCGATGATGAAGAAGGACTGCATACAATAATTAGGGCGGAAGAAAACGATCGGCTATTTACTGTCTTGTTTAGAATTTCCATTGAAGGCGATTTGCTGCTTAAATTCTTGTGGCATCGAATCTCGCAAAAAGTTGATGTATTTCTTAGTAAGCTACCAGAGCGAGAGAAAGAAGAAAATATTCAGAGCGCTGTTTCCGTTTACGCTTCCATAATGGCTTACATGAACGAAAAAAGGCCAGTTAAATATGTATCGTTTAACCATGGAATTCTTTCAAAGAAAGAATGTGCCAAAAAGGCGAGAAGCCAAAGCAGTGAAAGCATTGTCGTCAAAAACTCATCTCCGATAAGAAAAAATATAAACAATCGATCCTCCAAGCGTTCCTATACAAAACCAACTAAAGCTGTGAATGTTCGTGGATTTGTTAGACACTATAAAAACGGAAAGGTTGTCTATATAAAGCCTTTTACAAGATATTCAAATTGCATTGACCCAATTAAAAATAAAACGTATAGGATTGTAGTATGAAAATGAGAGACAGATTGGATTGGATTGAGCTTCGATTCCTCGATTTTCTAAACGATAATATGCCGCTGATAATGATTGAATCTGCATTGATTTGCGGGATGTTCTTGTCGAAAATGCTTGAGATATTTATTTTTTAACGGATTTCAACCGAACAGAATAAAATACTTTTTGTGCAGTTGTAGGCACTCTTTACATTTTCAGGTAGGGGGTGCCTATTTTTTATGCAGCCAAAACAGTGTATCGCCATCATTGACAGTATCAAAGCGTATTCAAAGCAGAATCCGACCGAAGCACAGGTCTATGAGGACTGGTTTCAGGCGGTGGTGAACCTAAGAGACGCCCTGCCACAGGACAAGCGGTTCGATGCCTACAAATACTCTGGTGAGCTGCGCTCTGTCTGCGCAGCCATGATGGGCAAGATGAAAACAGGCGAGGACGTGGCGAAGGTCTATGACATTATCGGCCGGACGTACCTGTTTGAAGCAAAAGATGTGTTTGACAGCTATTGCATCTACCTTGAATGGAATCGTGCGCCGGAAAAGAAGTTCTATCAGCCACGAAGAAAAGTGCTTTTGACGCTGGTTCGTGATTTAGAGGACTTGTTTTTCCATCGTGTAGAATTTCTGGGGGTTAGTCAGCCCCCGCGTACAGGAAAAAGTACTCTTTGTATATTTTTTATCACATGGCTGATGGGCAACCGTCCTGACGTTGCATCGGTTATGAGCGGACATTCTGATAAGCTGACCAACGGCTTCTACGGCGAAGTGCTGTCCATCATCACCGACCCTGTTACCTACAACTGGGGCAAAATCTTCCCTGACGTTCAGCTTGTGGATAAGAGTGCAAAAGACGAAAGCGTTGACCTGAACCGAAAGAAGCGCTTCCCCACTCTGACCTGCCGCTCTATTGGCGGCACGTTGACTGGTGCTGTTGAAATCGGTGAGGGCGGCGTTCTGTACAGTGATGACTTGATTGAGGACTTAGAGGAAAGCCTGAACGTTGAGCGTCTGAACAACAAGTACGATGCCTACCTGAACCAGCTGAAAGACCGTAAAAAGCAGGGTGCATTAGAACTGATGGTCGGCACACGCTGGAACGTGCTTGACCCTCTGGGGCGTATCCAGAACCAGTATGCAGACAACCCGAAGTACCGATTTCGGGTGATTCCTGCGGTGGATGAGAACGGACATAGCAACTTCAATTATGACTATGGAGTTGGCTTTGACGATGCCTACTATGCCGACATGAAAGCCAGCATTGACGATGCAACATGGTGGGCAAAGTATATGGGCAAGCCCTATGTGCGTGAAGGTCTGCTGTTCCCTGCCGATGAACTTCGGTATTTCAACGGCGTTCTGCCTGACGGTGAGCCTGATCGCAAGCTCATGGTCATGGACATTGCATGGGGCGGCGGTGACTTCACGGCCTGTCCTATCGCTTATGTGTACGGCGATGCTGTGTTCATCCCTGATCTCGTGTTCAATAACGGCGACAAGACCGTGACCAGACCGGAAGTTGTTGGCAAAATCATTCAGCATAAAATCAACGTGGTGCGCGGTGAAGCCAACAACGGCGGCGATGAATATTGCGACGTGGTAGACAGCCAGCTCCGGCAGCAGGGGTATCACTGTTCTGTCCGCAGCCAGCGTGCGCCAAGTGGTCAAAGCAAGCTTTCAAGAATCATCCAGTATGCGCCGGACATCAAACGGTTCTATTTCCTTGACGAAAAGCACCAGTCGAAAGAGTACAAGGCGTTCATGGAACAGGTCACGATGTTCACTCAGCTTGGCAAAGTTCCGCACGATGATGCACCGGACAGTCTGGCACAGCTTGCCGATGAATTGTATAACGGAATCAGTAAAATTGAGCCTGTCAAGAGGCCTTTTTGATTAAAAACACAATATATTGTGTTCGCTGGGTCTATTTATTTGATTTCACTACTTGACAAGGCTTATAATGTACGCAGGAAGTTTTGCAACTTCCCTTAAAGGAATAGCTTGCACGTGGGGTTTTGTCATTTTACTCGCGTGCGCGTCAACAAGCATATTCCTCCTTTCACCGGTGGAGGTTTTCTCACTCTTTCACCTTCACCGGGCTTTATATGTTGCGTTTCCAATTGTTTGGTGAATGCCAGCCTGCCTCCCCCACGGCTGGCAAGCAACGGTTCGATTCCGTTACGCAGCACAACCAACTACCTAGCTTTGCATGGCTTTATTCTACAAAATCTCCACCGCTATTCCCGGCTCTCGATGCGATGTTTAGGCATGACATTGCAAAGAGCAGCGGTTAACCAATCAAGCCGGGTTTCTATGTTGCATTAGCTCAGTCAGGCTAGAGCACCCGGCTCATAACCGGACATACATTGGTTCAAATCCATTATGCAGCACCAAAATTGCAGCTTACCGTTTTACGTTTGTCCGACAACTGAATGTAAAGGCTGCAATGGTTTCTCTAGGCGGAGAATAGCACGGCTGGAAGTGCGAACAGTTTCCCAGCAGCTTCTAACAGGTCTGTGCTCAACAGCCTGTTTCCAGAAATTCAACGAAAGGAGCACAGATGGTAGCGAAAGTCAGATGCAAGCGTCCTCGAAAAGACGCAAACGGCAATCCGTGTGATTGCGGACGTTATCTTGGTGAAGTAGAAGGCAAGTTCTCCCTTCTGTGCCCTCTTTGCCATTGGATTACAATTGGAGATTCCAACCTTCCAAAAGATACATGGGTCTCCGTACCAAAGTTTAAAAACTGAATAGCTTTTGAAGCGCAGTTGTAAGCGCAGTGAGATAGACCTTAACAGGTTTGTCTTGCTGCGCTTTTTATTTTGCAAGAAAGGAGAAGCCTACCGTGAGATATGGTGTGCCGTATCGTGGCAGCAAGAACAAAATCGCACAGTGGGTTATCTCCAATCTTCCTGCTGGTGACACACTGATTGACCTGTTTGCTGGCGGCTGCGCAGTCACACACGCTGCGTTACTGTCTGGCAAATGGAATCACATCGTTGCAAATGACGTCGGTGATGTGCCGCAGCTGTTCATGGACGCTGTTCACGGCAAGTATGCCAACGAAACGCGTTGGATTAGCCGTGAAGATTTTCATAGGCTGAAGGATTCCGACCCTTACGTTTCGCTCTGTTGGAGCTTCGGCAACAACCGTAGGGATTATCTCTATTCAAAAGAGATTGAACCGTGGAAAAAGGCTTTGCACTATGCAAGAGTGTTTGGCGATACGTCCCTTTTGCGAGAGTTCGGAATAGACTCGGACGGCAGCTCAAAAGATATTAAGTCGAATAACAAGGAATACAAAAGGCTTTATTCACAGTGGCTTGGAAGTCGAGTGAAACATAAAAGGCTCTATGATTTAGAACACCTTGCAAGACTAGAAAATCTTGAACGCTTGCAGAACCTTGAACGCCTACAAAATCTTGAAGGTCTGCAAAGGCTTGAAGGCCTGCAAATGGATTACAGGGACGTACAAATTCCGTCAAATGCAGTTGTGTACGCAGACCCCCCTTATAAACGGACGAATTGTACGGGTTACAAATGCGATTTTGACCATGAATCATTTGAAAAGTGGCTTTCAGAAGTTCCGTTCATGGTGTTTGTTAGCGAATACGAAGCACCAAATGGGTGCGTAGAGGTTGCAAGCATAAAAAAGCAATCCTCTATGGGAACTGGCAATAAAGGCGGTTCTGAAATTGAAAAGCTGTTTGTGCAAAAACGGTTTGCAGAACAGTACAAACAGATGATGGGAAGATTTTAACGGAAAGGAGGAACGCATGGCTGAGTATCAGATAGTTGTTGACGGCTTTTTGAATGAACCGCTGACTGGACGTAGACCGATTGAAACGCCGGAGACGGAAATCAATCAAGCAAACGTGCTGAAAGTGGTCATGGGCAAGGCAGAGCCTATTCATCTGCTGAATAAGAACGAGATTTGCTTTCTGCACAACTACTACTTGGGTGTCCAGCCTGTCCTCCACCGAACGAAGGAGTACCACGCTGAAATCACCAACCGCATTGTAGAGAACCATGCCAACGAGTGCGTGGGCTTCTACACGGGCTACATGAGCGGCACTCCTTGCTCTTATGTGCGGTCTGAAACGGCAACTGGTGACGGTGAGGAAATTGCCCGCCTGTCCAATGCCTTGCAGTATGAGGGCAAGGATGCGCTTGATCGGCGGCTCTGGCAGTGGATGTTGGAGTGTGGACAGGGATACCGCATTGTTCTTCCCGACAAGGGTTACGGCGGTAACTACCCGGACGAAACGCCCTTGCTGGTGGACGTTCCTGACCCGGATATGGCGTATGTGATTTATAACTCCGGTATCGGACACAAGCCCATCGCCAACGTGCTGCACATCCCACGCAATTATCAGAACGACCTGAACGACCTGATTTGCGTGTACACGCCAAACCAGTACTTTGAAATCGACAACGGCAAGGTCACAAAGTCGGAGAGCCATTCTCTCGGAATGTTGCCGATGGTCGAATACAAGCTGAACCCGGAGCGAATGGGGCTGTTTGAACCGGCTATCCCTGTGCTGGATGCCATCAACGACCTTGAAAGCAACCGTTTGGACGGCGTGGCGCAGTTCATCCAGTCCATCATGGTGTTTACCAACTGCCTTGTTGACGAGGATGCGTTGAACAAGGTGAAGGAATTGGGCGCAATGTGCCTGAAATCCACCGCTGGCCTGCCCGCTTCTGTCTCGCAGATTGCAAACGAGCTTGACCAGCAGCAGAGCCAGACCCTGCTTGATTCTATGTTGAACGTGTACCGCAGTCTTACTGCCATGCCTAGTGCTACCGGCAGCGAGAACGCAACGTCCGACAACGTGGGCGCAGTTATCGTCCGCAATGGCTGGAATCACACAGAAGCAAGGGCACAGCAGTACGAGAACATGTTCAAGTTCGCTGAACGTCAGAGCTTGTCTGTAATGCTGAAAATCCTGCGTGACACGGCTGGCTCTAAGCTGATGGCAAGCGACATCAACATCAAGCTGCCACGCCGTCAGTATGACAACCAGCAGAGCAAGGTTCAGATTTTTGCACAGATGTTGCAGCAGACCATTGACCCGCAGTTGGCGTTCACTACGCCCGGTCTGTTTCCTGACCCGCAGGCTGCTTACGAAATGAGCAAGCCCTTCCTGATTGCCGCTGGCAAGCTGGGCGAGGATGGGAAAGCACCGAAGCCGCAGGAACAGCCAACAGACCATATTGCCAACAACGGCAAAATGGTTGGCGAACAGACTAATGCAAAGGAAGGAGAGCAAAAATGAAGAAGCTGTTTATTTCCTGCCCGATGAAGAATCGGTCGGAAGAAAATATTCGGATGACGTTTGACCGTTTGCACAAGATTGCCGAAGCAGTGTACGGTGAAAGCCTTGAGGTTATCCCTACCTATATTGAAGACAACCCACCTAAGTGTAAAACCGAAGGGCTTTGGTATCTTGGCAAGAGCATTGAACTTCTCGCACAGGCCGATTATTTTATCGGCATTTGCGGCGATAACGCCTTTCAGTATAACGGCTGTACTGTAGAAATTGATGCTGCAAAGTTGTATGGCGTTCCGGTCTATCTTGTTCCGACCGTTTTCGCCGCTCCTGATGTTGCGAAAGCAGAACTGGTTTACAACGGCGCAGGGAAACGAATCAACTAAAAATCAATCCGCATTAGCGGGCTGATATATTCCGGCAGGGAAGCCGGGATACAAATTTCGCAGCGTTGCAGGGAAGCAACGGTAAAAAAACGCAGGAGGAAATTAACGATATGAAACTCAGTGTGTTGCTTGGTGATGCCTACAAAGAGGGTATGACCGCCGATGAAATCATTTCTGCGCTTGAAAAGGCTGCAGACCCTAACGCAGAGGTTGAGAAGCTGCGCAACGCCGTGACGAAAGCCAATGGTGAAGCTGCTGAGTACAAGAAGCAGCTCAAGGCAAAGCGCACCGATGACGAGAATGCTGCACAGGAACAGGCTGACAAGCTGGCAGAGATGCAGAAGCAGATTGAAGCCCTGACTGCCGACAAAGAAAACCTCGTCAAGGAAAAGACCCTTGCATCCTACCGTGAGAAGTTCGTTGCACAGGGTTATGACGCTGAACTTGCCAACAAGGCTGCGTCTGCACTGGCTGACGGTGACATGGACAAGGTGTTTAAGTTCCAGTCGGAGTTTATGACCGCCCACGACACCGCATATAAGGCTTCTCTGCTGAAGGATATGCCCACACCTCCTGGTGCGGATGGCAAGGGCGGCTCTGACAGCGAAGGCGTGGCGTTTGCTAAGAGCCTTGCACAGCAGAACGCAAACGCTTCTAAGGCATCGAGTGACGCAATGAGTGCTTTCCATTAACAAGGAGGAAAACATGAAGTTTATCCGAAACAAGGTCAACGGAATCAACGATACCATCCTTGCTTCCAATGACTACACCGCCATTCCTTTTACCGTGACCGAAACTGCTTCGGTTAAAGCTGGCTATCCCATGACGCTGGCTGGCAAGAAGGCAACTGTCGCTGGCGACACTGGCGCAAAGACCATTAACGCTGACGGCATCCTGCTGTATGACGTTGACCCGGCAGAGAACCCCAACGCTTCCCTGCTGATTCGTGGCGTTATCGACACCAAGAAGGCGGTAGCAAGTTCCAGCTTCACCTTTGACGCTGACGCAATCAAGGCACTCAAGACCGCCGTTCCCGGCATCTTCTGCCGTGACAACATCAGCGTGAACGCTTAATAGGAGGTAAAACAACATGGCACTGAATCTTAAGGAAGTCTTTGCCCCGGCTGCGATTGCCGCCTATTGGACGAATGACCCCACCAATGCGATGCCCTTTGCATCTGATGCACTGTTCCCCGCCAAGAAGAAGGCCGGTCTCGACCTGAAGTGGCTGCGTGGCCACAAGGGCGTGGGCGTGTCCCTGATGCCCAGCGCATTTGACGCAAAGGCTACGTTCCGCACCCGCGAGGGCTTCAAGTTCGATGAGACCGAGATGCCGTTCTTCCGTGAGGGCTACCATCTGGGTGAGAAAGACCGTCAGGAAATCCTGCGTGTTCTGGACAGCAACGACCCCTATGCTCGTGACGTGATGAACCGTCTGTACGATGACACCGCACAGCTTATCACTGGTGCGCGTATCGTTCCTGAGCGCATGATCTGGCAGTTGCTGGCTCCCGCCAATGGTGTTCCCGGTATCACCATCAAGGCAAACGGCGTGAACTACACCTACAACTACGACCCGGACGGCACTTGGAAGTCCACCAACTACAAGGAAGTCTCTGCCGCAAAGTCCAAGTGGAACGTCACCACTGCCACCCCCATTGCTGACCTGAACGCCGCAAAGGATGCTGTTCTGGCGAGTGTGGGCGAGGTCGTGACTGAGGTGTACATGAACACCGCTACCTTCCGCAACATGATCGCTGCGGACGAGGTGAAGAATCGGTTCATGACCGTCACCGCAAAGGCAAATGCTGTTCTGCTGGATGCAGAAGCACGGCAGATTATCGAATCTGCAACCGGCCTGACCATCCATCTGTACGACAAGATGTTCAAGGCAGACCAGTACAGCGCAAGCGAAAAGTACCTGCCTGACGGCATGGTGGTGGTTGCTCCGTCCGGCGCTCTGGGCAGCACTTGGTACGGCACTACCCCTGAGGAAGCCGACCTGCTGTCTGGTCAGTCTGGCGCATCCGTGTCCATCGTGAACACTGGTGTTGCCATTACCACTGAGCTGACCATTCACCCGGTCAACGCCAACGTCTATGCTTCTGAAATCGTCCTGCCGTCCTTTGAGCGCATGGACGCTGTGTACTGCATCAAGGCTTATTAAGGCGAAAGGAGGAAAGCAGCATGGGAGACCAGTATTCCGAAGTGGCAGTCAAGCTGGGGCAGTACATCGCCCCTGCACTTGACCGTGAAATCACGGATGAGGACTACCCACTCTTCGACCTGCTGCTTGATTTTGCCAAAGACAAGATATTTGCACAGGGCTACCCCTTTGGTAACAGACCGGACGAGTTGCCCTTACAGTATCAGTCGTTGCAGATACGCATTGCAGCGGAACTGTACAACCACATCGGCGCAAACGGACAGACGAGCTACACCAACAACGGCATTACTCGTGTGTGGGAAAGTTCCGATGTGGCACAGTCCCTGCTAAACGAAGTGGTTCCGAGAGTAGGTGTTATCGGCTGATGTTCAATGGAAGCCCGCTGGATAAACGCCCACTGTGGTATTCAAACCCGGTCGGCGAGAAAACGCCTGTTGTGGACGAGTGGGGCAACGAAACCGGCGAGACATCGCAGACGTGGAGTGACCCTGCAAAGCTGATGCTGAACGTCAGCCCCCCTACTGGTTCTGCGGAAGCAAACCCTTTTGGAGCGTTCACGGATTACAGCTACATTGTCAGTTCGTCTAGCAAGAAGCACAACACACCGCTTTATGAAGGTACGCGTGTCTGGTTTCAGACGGACATTGCAAAGCCCTTCAATTACATTGTGGTCAAGGTCGCAGAGCATATTACAGACACGAAGTATGCGCTGAAAGCGGTGGCTGCAAGTGAAAATTAAAGTGAGGTTGAGCGATGCTGGACTTAAACAGGCTGAGGAAGATATTCGCAAATACAAGACCACCCTGAACAGAAAGGCCAGAGCACTCGCTTTTCGCCTTTCTTGGCTAGGCCTTGAAGTCGCAAAGATACGCTTTGAGAACGCAGAATACGCTGGCTCTAACGATGTGAAGTGCCATATCAATCAGAAAGACAAGACCTGTACCATCGTTGCAGAGGGCAAGGCGGTTGCTCACATCGAATTTGGCACCGGCGTTACACATCAGGGCTGGGGCGCTGCCGGAACGGTCGGCCCGCTCCCTTTGCCTGATAACATCGGTGAACATGGCACATACGGCAAAGAAAACGGCAAGCATAAGCGCTGGTATTACTACGGAGAATCCGGCAATGCTGGTACGCCTGTCAAGGAAGTGGACGGCAAAGGTCAGCTGAATTACACCAGCGGCAACGATGCAGCTATGGCTATGTGGGGAGCTGTTGAGGAAATGGCTTCTCAAGTTGAAGCAACGTGGAGGGAGGTTTGGAATAGTTGATCGATTATTTCAATTCTATCTTCACTGCTGTTGCTAAGGAACTGCGAAAGCAAGTGCCCGGCATCTTCGTTACTGGTGAAATCAATGACAGCAATGTCAAGAAGTTTCCGTGTGTGCAGATAGAGGAAAACAGTAATCTCCCGGTTCACCGGGATTCTGCCAGCCGAAGCAAGTATGCTGCCGTTTCCTTGCGTGTTCGTGTCTATTCCAACAAAACCAGCGGACGCATTGCAGAAGCACGTTCCATCGTTGGAATCGTAGATTCTATTCTTGAACCGCTCAATTTTTATCGCAAATCGTTTGCCCCGTTGAATGGGCTGTACAACAATTCCGTCTATCGGATTGATTGCAGCTATGGGGCAACAATCGGAGAGGACGGAATGATTTACCGAAACTAAGGAGGTAAACATTCTATGAGTACTGCTATCTCCGGTCTGAATACCACCTTGTATTGTGGCGACAGCGCAACCGCTCTGACGAAGCTGTGCGACATCAAGGATGTGCCCGACCTGATCTCTGAGCCGAACCTTCTGGATGCCACCACCTTGTCTGACCCTATGCAGGTCAACATCTTTGGCATCATCCAGAGCGACACCAAGTCCTTTACTGCTAACTACAACAAGACTGACTACAAGAAGGTCAAGGAAGCTGGCTACGATGAGACTTCCGAGAGCAACACCGTGAAGTATTACGCCCTGAAGATGCAGGACGGCTCCGGCTTCACTTGGCAGGGTATGCATCAGGTTGGCTTGTCCGGCTTTGGCGTGGACGAGGTTGTGGAAATGACTATCAACTGCATCTTCACCAAGAAGCCTGAGTTCAACGAGACCCTGACTGTCAACGGCGGCTAAACCGCAAAAATCGAATCAATCAAACTGGGCAGAACTGAACAACGGATTTGGTTCTGCCCCTATTTATAAAGGAGAGCATTTATTATGGCTGCTAAGGTTATCAACTTTCATTCCCCCGATGGTAAGAACACTTATGAGCTGACTTTCACCCGTGACAGCGTGGAAGCTGCTGAGCGTGCAGGATTTCAGATTGGCCAGTATACCCAGATGACCAATCTGCTGTCCAACTCTCGTGCCCTGTTCTACGGCGCTTTCATTGCTCGGAACAAGGGCATCAGGCGCAAGGTCACTGACGAGATGTTCCAGCACATCGAGGAGAAGGAAGACCTGATGGGCATTCTGCTTGAGATGTTCGTGGACGCTTCCAAGTCCCTGCTGGCAACTGACACTGAGGACAAGACCGCAAAAAACGCAACGTGGGAGATTGTGTAACCGCACAATCTCAGGAAACAGACGGAGAGGGAGAACCATTCTCCTTCTCCAAGCTGTTCCACGATGTAGAAGCCTATTACATCTCCATCGGTATGACCTACGACCAGTTCTGGTACGGCGATGTCTGGCTGGCGAAAGTTTACCGTGACGCAGAGGAGCTACGGGAACGCAGAGCCAACGCAGAAGCGTGGAGAAACGGCTTTTACATGGCATCTGCGCTTTCCTCTACGGTTGGCAATATGTTCCGAAAGAAAGGGTCTAGTCCCATCAAGTACATGGATAGGCCGATTCCCCTTACTCAAAAGGAGAAAGACGAGTATGAATACCAACGCGCAGTTGAGGCGCAGGAACGAATCAAGAGAATGATGTTCTCTATGATGGAAAGTGATGGTGGTAGTGATGGCTGATGTTGATATTACGAGCTTATCCGTAGAGATTTCTGCGGAATCGCAGGGCGCAGAGCTTAATATCGACAAGCTCGCTACCGCCATTTCTAATTTGCGGACGAAGGGCAACGTCACAAAAGTTGTAAATAGCCTTGATAGGCTGTCTGCTTCTATCTCTGCCCTCAAATCCGCTTCTGCTGGGCTGTTTGGTCTGGACAAGCTGACCGGATTTCTGGACAAGCTGTCTGGAACTGACTTATCCGCAAGCGCAAAAAGCATCAATTCTGTTGGCAATGCTATTAAGAAGATTGCTGCTGTTGACATTGGCGGGATTGACTTGTCCGGTCTTAGCGGCAAAATGAGCGAACTACAAAGTGGGTTGTCCCCTCTTGCCGGTCTGGATGCTTCTGGGTTGAAAGGCATTGGTAGCGCTATCAATGCGTTGGGCAAAATCCCCGGCCTGACAAACAAACTGGATTCTAGCACGCTTGATGCATTTGCGAAAGCGTGCGAGAAAATCTCTACCTCGCTCACCCCCCTTGCGTCTCAGCTTGATAAGGTCGGCAACGCCTTTGCAAAGCTGCCCCCGCAGTTGAGCAAGGTGGTGACACAGGCTAACCGCGTGACTGCTGCCAACGAACGGCAGAAAAAAAGCTACATGAGCCTTTCCAGCCAGATGAACAGCTTCATGCGGAACATGGCAAAGCTGGTCTCGCTGAAAGCCATTGCCGATTATCTCGGCAACGCTGTTGCAAAGTTCAACGATTTCTACGAAGCGACAAACCTGTTTGGCGTTTCCATGAAAGGCCTTACGGGTGAAGCTGACAACTTCATCCAGAAGATGCAGACGCTTCTTGGCATCGACCCTACCGAAGCCATGAATAACATGGCTACCATTCAGGGTCTTACTACTTCGTTCGGTCTGGCATCGGATAAGGCGTACATTCTTTCTAAAAATCTTACACAGCTTGGCTATGACCTTTCTTCGTTGAAGAACATCCCTGTCAAGGAAGCATTTACAAAACTTCAAGCTGCTATTTCTGGCGAGTTGGAACCTATCCGCCGTTTGGGTGTTGACATTTCTAACGCACGTTTGCAGCAGGAGCTTTATGCTCTCGGAATTACCACAAGTATCTCTAAACTCTCTCAAGCTGACAAGGCGATTCTTCGTTATATCGCCATTATGAAGCAGACTGGCGATGCGCAGGGAGACCTTGCCCGCACGTTGAATAGCCCTGCAAACCAGATTCGCATTTTACAGGCGCAGTTGAGTGAACTTGCTCGCGCGGTCGGCTCTGTCCTTTACCCTGCATTGAAATCCATCCTCCCCCCGCTGATTGCAGCCGTTGAACTTGTCAAGGAATTTGTTCAGTGGATTGCAAAGTTGATGGGCGTTAAGACGGTTGATTTTCCTGACATGAGCAAGACTTCTGCTTCCGTTGAGGATACGTCTGACGCTCTCGACAATGCTGCTGCATCTGCTGGCAAAGCCAAAAAAGCCCTCAAGGATTACACAATGGGGTTTGATGAACTGAACATCATCGATCCCACAAAAGGTTCTAGCGGCTCTGGTTCTGGCTCTGGCGTTACTGGAAACATTCTCGGAGATGTGGATTTGAGCCAGTACGATATGTTCAAGCAGTACAACGAAGATTTTGCAAAGCAGATTGATGCTATCAAGCAGAAAATCAAAGATATGCTGCCTACTATCGGTGCTGTTGGAGCGGCATTTGCAGCGTGGCAGATTTCCAAAGCCCTTTTAGATGCGCTGGATAAAATCAAGAACTTTACCATCAATGCAAAGGTTGACATTAGTTGGCCCGTCATTGGTGTACTTGCGTTTATGTCGGACATGAACGAATTCAAGAAGTATCTTGAGGATTTCCTTAAAAACGGCCCTACATTCAAAAATGTTGCTGGCATGATTTCTGAATTCGCTGGCATGATGGGTGATGCACTCATTTTGCTTGGCAACCTAAAGTTTGGCGGTGCGTTAAAGGCCGTTCAAGGCATCGGCGAAATTATTATTGCCATCAAGGACATTGCTGATAACGGCTTAAATTGGGATAACGCTACTACTGCCATTCGTGGCTTAACTAATGTTGCGATTGGTATCGGTGCTCTTACAGGGCATTTGAAAGTTGTCGGTTGGGCACTCGCCATTCAAGGCTTTACCTCTATCATCCAAGAAATTGCAAACAACTGGGAAGCAATTAAGAACGGTGATTGGAGCGGAGTGGACAAAGCCACGCTTGTTATCGGTGCACTTGAAGTTTTGGGCGGCATTGCTACTGCACTCGGTGTTTTTTCGAAACTAAAGGCTGTTAAAGAATCTACTGAAGCTGTTCAGTCCGTAAAGACCGTTGCAGATGCTACACAGGGCGTAAGCAACGCAACGTCCAGCCTATCCCCCAACCTTATCAGTCTTGCAAAAAACCTCGCTGTTGGCGTTGCCATCGTTGCCGAGGTTTCCGCAGCAGCCGTTTTGTTTGCCGGTGCAATTGTTGTACTCGGTAACGAGCTGAAAGCTGCTGGTGATGCATGGCAACCCGTTATTACTAACGCTAAAGAGGTTGCGGAAGCAGTTGGTCTTGGCTCCGTAGCTCTTGTGGCCGTTGGTGCTGTTACGGCTGGCATTGGTTCTGTTGGCGGCGTTCCGCTTGCAGCAAACATCGCTATTGGCACTGCAATCCTTGCGGAAGTCGGCGCTGCTGCTGTCCTATTTGAAGCAGAAGTTTGGGCGGTTGGAACCGGTCTGGACAAAATTCGGCAAGCATGGGCTCCTGTGACTGAAAACGCTCCCGCTGTTAAAACTGCTCTGATCGCTGGCACAGCTTTACTTGTAGCCGTTGGTGCGGCCACTGCGGCTATTGGAATTGCAACAACCGCTACCGGAGGAACGATTCCAATTGCCATTGGAATCGGAACAGCTGTTCTTGTTGAATGCGCTGTTGCTTTTGTAGCATTAACGGACAGCATTTCTAGTGTTGCGGACGAATTAACGGGAAAGCTTTATCCATCTCTGAAAAATTTGAATTCGAAGCTTCCGTCCATCAAAACCGGAATGAGTAGTTTGACTGGCTATTTGAAGGACTTTGCTGGTGAACTTTCCTCTTATACTTCAAGTATGGGTAGTGTTACTTGGTCTAGCATTGTCAATGGATTCCAAAAGCTGTTTGTCGGTAATCCCATTGCAAGTCTGGCAGACGATGTTGGCAAAATCTATAGTGACACTGTTACCTTAAACGAAAAGCTGTCTGCGGCGAACCCTGAATTATCTAAGGCTGTTCGTCTGTTGACAAGTTATTCCGATTTGATGTCGCAGTTAAAGCTCTTGACTGATGGGGCAAGCAATACCGAACTTGCATCAGACATCTTCACCAACCTTAAAGATTGCGGCGAAAAGCTGGTTACTGGTTTTGTCTCTGGCATTGATGGAAAGCTGCCTAACCTTAATACGGAAGTCGGAAAAATCAAAACTTCGCTGGAGAAAATCAATGACGAAGTAAGCGTTTTCGAGACCGCCGGTGGAAACATCATTAAAGGCCTTATCAAAGGCATCAATGGCGAAAAAGAAAACGCCTACACCGCAATCGTCGAGGTCGGCAATAAGCTTGCCGAAAAATTCAAAACAGCAATGGACATTCACTCTCCGTCCAAGCTCTTTGAGCTGTTTGGCATTTTCATTGACCAAGGCCTTGCAAACGGCGTCGCTGCTGCTGTCCCCTACGTCGCCACTGCTATGCAGGGCGTTGTAGACGCTGTGCAGGCGAAAGGCAACGAACTGATTGATTATGGCACGACCACCGCAACGAATTTTGTTAATGGTTTCTTCAACGGTCTGGACAGCAAGTGGCAGGAACTTGATTCCGGCTTGCAGAATGACTTTTTCGGCACAGTGCAGAATCTTTGGAATGCTGTGCAGAGCGGGGATTTGAAAACGGTCGGAACAGCTGCTGCTGCTATTATCTGGCAGGCGATGGGTGAAGATAACCGGACAGAAGTTAAAACCTATGCAAACGATTTGATTTCTCAGCTTTCTGGCGCTTTAAAAAAAGCAGCTGGAACTATATTTGATTCTGCATTGCAAATTGGTAAAAACATTTGGAAAGGCATTACCAACAACTTCGGAGATATTGTGAATAACGTGTCTCAGCTGGGACAAAAAATTTACAATGGCTTTTCCAGCTTAAAAGTTCCGCTTACAAATGCCGGATTTTCTATCAGCGATGGATTGCTTGGCGGTCTTGTCAGTAAATTCCCTGAAATTTTAACAGGTGTTGCTGGAGTAATCACATCTATTGGTGGTGCTTTCATGGGCATATTGGAGACGATCGGCGGCGTCCTTACAAGTTTAGGAATCCCGACAGGCGCGCTCATGCTTGCAGGCGGCGTTGCAATTGCCGCGGCAATTGCTGGTATCGTCGGAAGCATGAATAGCAAATACGGTTCCAATTCTTCCGTCAGCAATGACTATTCCAGTTACCCCGGAACGAGCGGATATGATTCCTCTACCGGTTCCACAACATCCACTGGAAGCTACTATCCGAGTTCTTCCACGAGTGGCGTGAGCGCATCTGACCTGAGGAGCGCAGTGCATGATGGCTGCTACAATGCATTCCTTGATATTTTCCAGCGCTATGGTGATGAAATCACGGGCGGCAAGGAAATCAAGCTGTTCATTGACGGTAAGCAGATTACTGCTTCGGTCGAAAAGCAGCAGTCTGATCGCGGCGTGCAGATTATGGGCACTGAGGTCTATAGTTACTAAGGAGGTGACGGCGATTTATGCAGGCTCTTGTATCGGTGAACGGCGTGGATTTGCCGGAACCTTCCGCTTATAACGCAACAACCTCTACTATTGTCGATTCTGGGCGTAACGTTCAGGGCAAGGTTGTTGGCTCTGTGGTACGCCATGATGTTGCAAAAGTAGCTTTAAAATGGAACTACTTGACCGCAAAACAATGGGCGGCAACTATTGGCCCGTTTACCAAAAATTTTTATTGCACGGTTCGCTTTTACAATCAAGCGACAGCTTCCTATTCCACACGTCAAATGTACGTTTCCGATCGCACTGCTGGTATGTGGAGAAGATGTCCCAGTAACGGCAATGTGATGGGCTGGACGGATTGCTCTCTTTCACTTGTTGAAGTGTAAGGTGGTGATGCAACATGGCAGTTCAGCCGTCTGAAAAATGGCTCAAGCAGTATAATTCTACGCTTGTCCCGGAGATGTTTGTTCAGATTACTTATCACGCTTCGGACGATAAGGCTCAATCAGACGCAATCGCAAGTTCCGGTTCTCAGGTTGTGTTCAGTGATGTGAGCGGCATTACAGACCTTGATAATTTGCCATCTGCAAAATACGCAACCGGAGAACCTAATCTTTGGATTTTGGATGGGTCATGCGATATTCTTCCTTCTTCTGAACCGTATAAAAATGCTGGTTATGTGAGCCTTGAAAACGTTTCGGACGCAAACCATCCCATTGTTACGTTTTCGTTTAGCAAAACCCATGAAGAAAAAATCCCAGGCATTACAATTGTGTGGTCTGAGCTTTTTAATGAATACGCGACATCATTCAAAGTATCTGCCTACAATGGTTCGTCCTTGTTACAGGAAAATCAGATTGATGATAACGCATTTGTTGAAAGCACCGTTGATTTTGAAATTTCCGGCTACAATTCCATTGTGGTTGAAATTTTGAAATGGTGCATTCCGAACCGTAGAGCAAGAATCGAACAGGTAGAGTTTGGCCAGCGCGTTAGGTTCAACAAGGAAGACCTTCTTTCGTATTCCCATGAATCGAAGCGTGACCCGATTTCCGGTCAGCTTTCAAAAGATTCTATTTCCTTTTCGATCAATAATAGTGACCAGAAATGGAACCCTATCAATCCCGGTGGCCTTTACCAATATCTTTACGAACGGCAGGCTGTCTTTGTAAAGTACGGCATGGACTTAAATGGAGAGACTGAATGGATTAACGGCGGTAAGTTCTATCTGTCCAACTGGAATACTCCATCTAATGGTATCACAGCTTCGTTCGAAGCAAGAGATGCGCTTGTGTTCTTATCTGATTCTCCCTACACAGGCAGAAAAAGCGGTACGCTTTATGAGATGTGCTACGACGCGTTAGAACTTCTTGACGTGACTGGCATTTCGTATTTCATCAACGAAAGCTTGAAGAATTACTCCGCCGATTTTTCGTCCACAAATTCTTCTTATAAGAATTCTGATGTTTTGCAGCTTGCTGCGAACGCGGCGGGTATGGCTTTGTATCAGACACGAGATGGCCAAATTCGCATTGATTGGGTTCCGTTCTCTTCCGAAAGCAAAGATTCAATTTATGAAATCACGGAGATGAACAACTTTGAATACCCTGAGATTTCTTTCTCAAACAAACTTAAAAACATCTCTTATTCCGTAAATAATACCTCTAAAACATATCCTTCCGGCGCAACGGGAGATGGCGTTACGCAGAGCATCAGCAACGCGTTCCTGTCCGATTCAATCATTGCACAGCCTAAAAATGCATTGACTGAAAGCTACAAGATTCTTTCAAACCGCAGAACCGCAACACTTTCTTATCGTGCAAGTCCCCACAATGATGCTCTTGACTTTGTAAAACTTAACCATCAGTTCGGGTATTCTTCGAATCTGCTCATCACAGATGTAAAATACACTTTTAATGGCTGTTTTAAGGGGTCTGTCACAGGCTACATAATTGAAGATGTAAGTTCTTTGCAGCTTGACCAGTCTGAAATTTATCTGCATCCGTCCGATGTTATCACTCTTACTGCCACTCTCACTCCCGCATCTGTGGATTCTCCCGTTATCATTTGGAACGCGTCTCCCTCGGGTATTGTCGAGCTGAATGTCACCAAAAACGAACGCGGCGTATCTGTTTGTAACGTTTCTTACGTTCATCGTGGAAATGTTACGATTACTGCTACCGTTTCCGGGCTTTCCGCTTCTTGCTCTGCGACCGCAATTGCAAATGATATGTCGGATATGGCAGATGGCAGTACCGTCAAGATTTTGGAAGGCGGCAATTACGTCGATTACATTATTGCAGCCCGTGATTACGAATCTAGCCTTAATGGCACTGGCGGCACACTTCTTGTCAGAAAAGAGATGCTTGGCACGCCTGCTTGGAACAGCACAGCCGTCAATGCATACAGCAACAGCACGATTGACACGTATTTGAACGATAATTTCAAAAATGCGTTGTCAACTTATGTCCAATCCAAAATCCGAAAAACAAAATTCTACTACACGCCCGGCAACGGAAACACATCGCTTTCTACGCTTTCTCGTGATGTTTTCCTTTTGTCTGCAAAGGAAATTGCGTACAATGAGTACACGAATGGTCAAATGTGGGGCAAGGGATGCAACGGAGAGGGTTCTTTACTTCCCACAGCACTTAAAATCTTTGAAGCGTTTCCGTCGTCCTCGACTGGCGTTGTGTACATCACATGGACGCGAACCCCTGTTTATAATGCAAGTTATTTTGGAATCCCATCCGGGCATAACACCGATTCCGTTGTTGGCTGTTATCACATGGATTCTTTGGACCGCGTTTCTTACAGCAGCTATCCGACGACCAGAAAATGGGACTATGATACTATTCAGCACTATGGTTATCAGCCCGCTTTTGTCGTTGACTCGAATTTGAAAATCGGCGTTGACAATCGGATTGAAGAATAAGGAGTTTGCACATGTGGATTACAGACCGAACGCAGTCGGACGTTGACCGCGTAAAAGAAATTGCAGCAAAGGCAAGAACCGGCACATGGACAGAAGCCGAGCAAGTGGAATGGGCCGCCGGAATGAAAGGTGCGTTAAGCTATACAGACTTTAATCGTATTGAATCCGGCGTTCTTAAACTCGCAAATATTTTGGGTGCATCCGTTGATGTAAAAACCGACTGGTCCGTTAGCGGATATTTGACTGCGTCTGATGCTTCCAGATGGCTCGCAAACATTGAGGCCATTCGTTCGAAAAACTCCGGGAGTTTGGAAATCAGCCAAACGTCAACGCCAACGTCAATGGACAAGCTCACTTTCGATACTATGAATCAGATTGAATCCATCTTAAAGGATATCGAAACTCTTGCCAAAACTTACGTTACTTTTTCAGGCGAATACATGACCGGGGAGGGACAATATGGTTTTTGAAGACCGCGTATCAAAATATCCGGGTCGATGGACAATGATAAAATCAGACGGAACATCTGAAATTGTCACTCTTGTTCGTAATGACGAACCGATAAAAGAAGGCACTCCAATTAACGCGTCCACCTTAAACGAACTAAGCACTGTTGCTGGTGCAATCAATGCAAAAGATGAAGCTGTTGCTGCGGCGCAAACCGCCGCATCCGAAAGAGCAAAGGCAGAACAGGCGGCCACCAATGCCGCAAATGAAGTTAAGGCTGACTTAAAAGAATACTCGGACAATGCTGCGTCCAGCGCGTCCGCAGCCAAGACCAGCGAAAGTAACGCGAAAACGTCTGAAACGGAGTCTGCCAAAAACCTGCAGGGCACCAAAGAGTATTTTGAGCAGGTGCGCACCATCACCATCGGCGCACAGGGCTGGTATGCTACGCCGGAAGCCCTCAAAGCCGCTGTGCCGGTGGGCGAAAACGGCTGGTGGGCGGTCGTGGGTACTACAGACACAATCTGGACGTGGGACGGTGACACCGGCGCGTGGAAGGATAGCGTGCAGAAAGCGGACATGTCAGACTTTTACACGCAGGCACAGGTGGACGCACTGCTGGCTGAGTATGCGTACAGCAAGACCGAGGCCGATGCCCGCTTTGCGCTGACCGCGGACAAAATCACCGCAGCTTTGGGCTATGACCCGGGCAACAAAATCACACGCTTAGAAAGGATTATTGGTATGGACGGCAAGTTAGTTTTTAGCGGTGCAGGCGTCTGCACTGGTGGCACCACTACAATGGCAATCCCCAGCACGGTGGATTACGTTGAAATTGTTTCGGCGATTCCCGCGATGGGACGGAATGGTAGAGGGCATGCGAATACTTCTGGTTACACGGTTGCAGTAGGGACTACTCTTGGAGTGTCTGCGGATTTCGGGCATGCAAAGGTCGCACGCGGGGGCTCCGCAGCTGTGGCGCTTACAGGCCTCGCAACTTCAGGCGATGAGACAATTGGCAACTACATTCACTTCAACAATGAAAGCGCCGATGTCTCGCTGGTCTCCGTATCCTTTGCATCGGATGGCACCCTGTCCATCTCGGGCGGCTCCAGCGCAAACCGCTTTACCGTGTATGGCTACCAGTACCTGTAATAGGAGGTAACACATGATGACTATTATTGACTGCACCACCCAGCCCGAGCACCGGGTGATCTATGGCATCTGCACCACGCCTATCCCGGACGGCTGGGCCGTCATCCCGGAGGGCATGACCCTGCCGGGCGTCCTCGCCTATGCAGACATCACGACCGAGGAGCGGGACGGCCTGCCGACCGTGACCGCCATCACCCCGCGCCCGGACCTGGTGGCGCAGGCCGAGGCCGCAGCAGCCGCAGCGCAGGAGGACGCCCGCAAGCAAGCCGAGCAGATGGCACAGCTGCCGGACTGCGTGGCCGCGCTGCAAAAAGAAAACGAGATGCTGCGGCAGTGCCTGCTGGAAATGAGCGAGACTGTCTATGCGTAAAATCACACGAAAAATAGAAAGGTTGGTACTTATGATGGCGATGTTATGGGCACAGGAGATCATGCCCGCAGAGACCGTGGAGGAGGCAAAGGCGCTGTATGCCCGCTGCCCCCGCCTGCTGAAGGAGAAGGTCAAGGCAATTCTTATCAAAAGCGGCTTTGAGGAGATCGTACAGGAGAAGTAAAGCGATGGAAAAACTTTTGGAATTTCTGGCGTGGCTGGTGAAGGTGCTCTTTGGCGTGGACAGCGAAAGCCCTGCGCCGGAAAAGCCTAGAGAGCCTCCCGTTGAGGAGACCGTCACCGGCTGGGATGGCGGCCCGCCATACCGGTACATCGACGTGAGCCGGTATCAGGGTGCAATCGACTGGGCGCAGGTGGCAGCGGCTGGCTACAAGGGAGCGATGCTCAAGACGGTGAGCACTAACCACAAGTTCTCCAAGCGGGCAGACGGCCTGTACATCGACCCGACCTTTGAGACCAACTACCGCAACGCCCGGGCTGCCGGGCTGGACGTAGGCGTTTACTACTACACCTACGCCACCAGCGAGGCGATGGCAGATGCAGAGCTTTCCCTGCTGCGGCAAGCGGTGTACGGCAAGGAGCTGACCCTTCCAGTAGCGGTGGACGTGGAGGACAACGAGCTCAAGCCCATGAGCACCATTGACCTCACAAATCTCACCGCCTATGCGCTGGAACAGGTGGAGCGGATGGGTTTTTATGCCCAGCTCTACACATACACCGGTTACAAATACGAACTGGATATGGCTCGGCTGTCCTCTCGGTGGGACGTCTGGCTTGCCGACTACACCGGCAAGACGCCCAACGTGACGTTTAACTACAACGCCCACCAGCACACCAGCAAGGGCGCTGTGCCGGGCATCAGCGGCAACGTAGACCTCAACGTGACCACTCTCAACTACCCAAAAATCATCCGCAAGAAGGGCCTGACCCGTCTTCGGGAGGGCAAATGACCGAAAAAGAAGCTCTCCTGTGGGTGCTGGGCGTTCTGGGCAGCCTGTGCGCCGCTGCCATCACAATCGACAAGGTGCTGGAAATCATTCACAAGTACATCAAAAAGGCACAGGCCCCCGACGATGCGCAGAACAAGCGGCTTGACGAGATGGACAAGCGCTTGCAAACGCTAGAAACGGGCTATGCGCAACATTCTTTGGCGCTTGGGCACGATTTGTCCCGCTTCGGGGAAATCGACGAAGTAAACCGCCTGACGCTTGAAGCCGTTCGTGCCCTGCTGGAAGCACAGCTGACCGGAAACAACGTGCCCGCTATGCAGGCCAGCAAGGAAAAAATCGATAATTACCTCATAGAAGGAGTAACAAAACATGGAAGCAATCTTTAACTTTGTCCCCGCACCCATCGCACTGGTACTGATGTTCATCGGCTTTGCCGCGCTGGCCGTTGGCTGCATCCGTCTGGGTTATAAGCAGACCGTCAAGGACCTTGCCTATGACCTTGTTTGCAAGGCAGAGGACAGCATTATGGGCAGCGGTCAGGGCGCAAAGAAAAAGGCCCAGGTGTTCGCCGCGCTGCGTGCGGCCTGCCCGAAAGCCATTCGGTGGGCCATTACAGACGAGGTGCTTGACGCCGTTATTGAGGGTGCCGTCAGCCTGATGAAGAAGGCACTGGCAGAAAAGAAGCCTACCATCAACCAGTAAAGGAGCACATCATGGCAAGCACTACATACGAGCTTCATTCACGAAATCGCACCGTTTCCGTTAATGATACCCGCTTTGACAGCAAAACGGTGACAAAATGTCACCATTTCGGTGACGTCACCGTAATGGTGCGCAACGCCGGACAGCTGCCGCAACCCTTCTGGCTCGGTGCTACCTGTGGCGGCGGCTCGCGTAGTGCTGCCCGCTGCGCTGCGAGGACTTGACCGACAGCAGATGACCGCCGCCATCAAAATCGCACCGCTTGGGAGGGTAGACCGTAAGATAGCCTTACTGCGGTACGTTGAGCGGCTTCCGCTGCCGGACATTGCAGCACAGACACATTACAGCCGGACGGCGATAGGCTACCGGCTGAAAAGCATTGACAAAATGCTGGATGTGTGATACCATAATCTTAATCGGGTGCGTTTTCTTGTGAAGCGCATTGAAGCGGCAGGCTTTCGGGTCTGCCGCTTTTCTTTTTGCACGAATTGTGGTATAATAATACCAACGAAATCCGCCCGGCCTCTCGAAGAAGCGCATTAGGTTGGATATTTGCCAGCTAGCCCAGTGCTTTATCTGGGAATGAAAAAAGCGGTTGCCAGATAGGCTCCGACCAGTCTCCCGCCTGCCTACTTATAGTGCGTACCATGCGGGAGACGCCTTTAGACTTGAAAGGCTACGGCCTTTGTAGAGAGTGGCATCGCCTGTGGGCGGTTCCGCTCTTGATTTTTGTCTTATCCGCACTAGTTTTGTCGAAAGACTTGCTCTGCAAATCAAAACGTGGTATTTTATTATTGCACTTCAAAGTGTGCACCTTTAATAGTTAAGCGCTCACGCGGATTTTTCCGTGTGGGCGCTTTTCTTTTATCCCTGCAAATCTTCAACGGAGACGTTACAAGCTGCTGCGATTTTCTCAAGCGTTTTCATCCGGGTGGGCTTTCCGGCTTCTGCGTGCTGGATAGTTGCGGTGGACAGTCCGGTTTTTTCTGAGAGCGCCCGGATAGTCAAACCAGTGCTTTCCCGCGCTGCTTTAATCTTGACGGCAGACACGCCAAGCGTTTTATAGTCGGGTGACATATACCCAATCTGGAACACGCCCTGCTGCTGCAGCGACAACGCCTTGAGTGCAAAGCTGTTGTCAACGTCCTCGATGTCAACATCTCTCAGGACGTAGGCGCAGGCGTTGTCCAACTCCGGGGTCATCTTGTGGAGCTTGTGCGCCAACGTGATCTTCATCATCACGCCACGCACAGGAAACCTCGTAGCGTTGTCAAGGTCTGCCTGATTCACGCGGTCGGAGTTGCAGGCTTCATCCAGCAAGCGGTAGAGCTTTCCGAGATTTTTGATAGTGGTGTTTTCCATATTCGTTACCTCCGTTTTCTTTTACTATACTGATTATACCACAAAACTGCTACAAGTAATACAGACATAGTTGCCAGACTTTGTCTTATTTTTTTGTTCATTTTGTATCAGCTGTATCAGTTTATATTTGTCCTTCGTTGTACCTTCGTTGTCCTTCGATTTTTGCTGATGCAGTACACTGGATGCATCAGGAGGGATGCTTTATGAGTTATTATCCAACACCCGGAACGCCTTACGTTCCGCAGCAGCCTGTCAATCCTTACGGCGGCATGGGCACGGTAGGCCTTGCCACTTCCCTGCCCAACACGCAGATGCAACAGGCACAACCGCAGCGTCCGCAGCCGATGAATGGGCAGCAGCCTGTTCAGCAGTCGGCACAGGACGGCGGCTGGTTGCTTGGCAGACCTGTTTCCAGCAGGGAGGAATTTCTGGCAATACCGTCTGACCTGTACGGCAGACCGACCTACTGCCCGGACTTGCGCAGTGGTGTGATCTACTGCAAGCGGCTTAACCCGGACACCTGCGAATCCTATGTGCAGGAGTTTTATAGCCCGGAAGCATGGCGGCAGATGCAGGCACAACAGGCATAGCAGACCGCTGCACCGACACAGCAGTATGTGCCTATTGAGCAGTATAATGCCCTCGTGCATCGGCTGGATGAGCTGGAAAAATGGCAGAAGAGCTTTTCGAAGCCCGCTACCGTTGCAAAGAAAGGAGAATAAACGATGTCCTCTCCGTTTGATATGATTACTCACAGCCCTATCATGCAGCTTGCAAACCTTGCTCGTGCCGGGCAAAACCCGATGGGGCTTATCCAGCAGCTGGGTGGGCAGAGCGCCCCCATCATGCAGGGGCTGAACCTGATTCAAGGCAAGAACGAAGCACAGCTCAGGACGATGGCGCAGAACCTCGCTAAAGAGCGCGGCATCGACCTGAACCAGCTGGCAAGCGTCCTGAACCTGACGCTGCCCCGATAACGCATCCCTCTAAGCGAAATGCTTCTCAGTTTTGCGGACTTGACAAAAACCGCATTTGTTTGGCTTCGCCCATCGCATACGGCGGTGGGATAGCATAACGCAAAACTGAAAGGAGTTTTGTTATGGACGATTTTGCAACTGGCTATCTGGCTGGGCAGGACGGCGGCAATAGCAACGGCGGGTTCTTCGGCAACGAAGGTCTGTGGGCTGTTATCATCCTCGCCATCATCTTCGGCTGGGGCACTAACGGCTATGGCCGGAACGGCGGCGACAATGGCATGAATAGCTACATCCCCTATCTGGTCGGCACTGGCGCAACCGGGCAGGGCGGTAACGACACTCGCGCGGCTCTGTCTGAGGGCTTCTACCAGCAGGATACCTCCCGCTCTTTGGCGGGCATCCAGAGCGGTATCTGCTCTCTGGGCTATGACCAGCTGGCGCAGATCAACGGCATCAACGCCAACATTGCGAACGGCTTCGCTGGCGTGAACGGTGCCATCTGTCAGCTTGGCTACCAGAACGCACAGCTGGTGAACGGTTTGGAACGCAGCGTATCCAACGGCGACAACGCCATCAACCTTGCCATCATGCAGGAGGGCAACGCACGACAGGCTGGTCAGACCGCACTTGCCACGCAGCTGGCATCTTGCTGCTGCGAGAACAAGCAGCTGATCGGCGACCTGAAGTACACCATCGCAACGGAAGACTGTGCCACCCGGCAGGCCATCGCAGACAATGCCCGCGCCATCGTGGACAACTGCAACGCCAACTTCCGCAGCATGATGGACTACTTCACGCAGGACAAGATCGCAACTCTGACCGCTGAGAACCAGAACCTCAAGTTTGCCGCTTCTCAGGATCGGCAGAATGCGCTTCTGACCACCGTGATGTCCCAGCAGACTGATACCATCCTGAACCGGGTCAATCCTCGTCCGATTCCCGCTTATCAGGTGGCAAACCCCAACTTGGGCGTGAACTGCTGTGGCTGCTGCTAACCAACACACTCCCCGATAACACCGGGTGAACCATCGGGGCAGGGGTAAGACACCTCTGCCCCTGATTTTTAGGAGGAAAACATTATGGCTTGCAAAACAAGCTGCAAACTCTGCCCGCACTTGGTCATCAGTCAGGCGGTCACGTTCGCCAACGACACGCTGACCATCAACATCCCTGCTGGCTCTTACGCAGCGGGAGAAAAATATTGCCTGGTCATTGCTCAGGCTTTGCCGGACACGACCACCATCAACGCCCCTGTGGTCATTACCATTGGCGCAGGCACTACCGCATACCCTCTGACCGATTGCAACTGCGCTCAGGCAACCGCTGAGAGTATTCACACTCGCACCCGCTATGCTACCCGCGTTTCAACGTCTGCGACCGGCACCGGCACATTCAAGTATCTTGGCTGCTTCTGCCGCTCCCACGCCGGTGCGCCCGCGTCTATTTCTTGAGGAGGTGTAGATTATGGGCAAGACCAATTTTCGCCGCATGATGATGCTCCGTGAACACGACAAAGACCGTGAGCCGGAACGTGACCGCCTTGAGGAAGAGCGTGACCGTAGGGAGCGTGAGATGGAGCGCCGTCTGCGCAAGCTGGAAGGTGGCAACGACCGCTATCCCTATTATCCGCAGGAAGAAAACCGCTACATCGACCCCTACCCTATCCCCCGCTATCCTGACGTAGAGAATGGACGCAGAATGCCACAGATTGGCTTCTCGCAGAACGGAGACTGGGACAAGCGGTCTGGACAGTACGAACGTGGCGGTGCTGATAGCCGCTCTATCAAGATGCCACGCCAGCACCTCACCCACGATGAAGCAGAGGAATGGTGCGACAGCATGGTCAACGCTGACGGCACGAAAGGCTGTCACTGGACGCTGGAACAGACGCAGGATGTTGCCAAACAACGCAATATCAACTGTGACCCGAACGATTTCTGGGCTGTTATGAACATGATGTACTCGGATTATTGTCAGGTCGCAAAACGCCAGTCCGTTGACACTCCGGGCTTCTACGCTGACATGGCAAAGGCGTTCCTTGAGGACGCAGATGCCGCAGATGGCAAGGCATATCTCTACTGGGATTGCATCGCTGATAAGTAAACGAAAGAGGGAGTCGGTGTTTCGCCGACCCCCTCTTATTATCTTGACAACTGATTATCCCAAGTCAATCTGGTCTTTCGATGCTGCAACGGACAGGTTATAGATGTATTCCCCTGCCGTAAATCCGTGCTTGCGTGCTTCTCTCGTGACAAACGTCCGCTCGCTGTCGCTCATAAGGATTGTGATTCGCTTGCTGCGTTTGCCGTCACTCTTCTGTCCCTGATGGGAAGTGTAAGGCTGAATCTCCATCGTGCGCTTTGCATCGTTGACAGACAGGTTGGTAAGCGCAATCATAATCTGCTGGTTCTGCTGAACGATGGCTTGCAGGACTTCCGTGTTCTTCATCAGCACTTGCAAGATTGCATCGTTCCGCATGTCGGGCTTGTTCTCCTGCGAGGCAAGGCTGTAATAGCCATCCTTTCGGAGAGATGGAAGAACGTCATCGAAAACCCAACTCTCAAACTTCTCTGCGCCGGGCAACTTGCTGTGGGTGATAAGACGGTAAACGTCTCCTTCCGGGATGAAGCCCATCTCCTGCACACCACTATTTGTAGGTGCATAACGTTTCGTTACGCCCTTGCAGTGGTCAAAAACAGCTTTGCGGGGAACTGCATACCCAAGTGCTTTCGCAACGTCAGAAGCGCAGAAAAGAATCTTTCCATCTTCTTCAATCGTGCGAAGCTGGCCAAAGCTACTATTCTTAAAAACGTGAAGTGCATTACATTTCTTGTTATCCATTATATCCTCCATATTCAACTGTTTGGCATCTTCTATGCCGACCTCATACGCCTTGTAAGTGATTCGAGATAATGCTTCTTTCGTTTCTGGAATGTTCATTTAATTTACCACAGAAATCTTGCTTGTAATGCAACTATAAAGATGATATAATGGATTTATCACCCATAATCGCATGGAGTGTAATCCCTTAAACTGTCTGCGACCGCCAAGTTACGAACAGTTTAGGGGATTTTTTATTTTTTATGCTCAAGCCATTGCTGGACAGCTTCACGAACAGCTTCTCCCTTAGAAATGCCGTTTTTTTCGCAATAATCCGAAAGCTGCTTGTCAGTGTTCACGTCTAAACGGACGCTTGTGCGAACACTGTTCGGATTTTCCAGCTTTGGCCTTCCCATTTTTGCACTCATGCGTTCACCTCCACTTTTGAGCGCACATTAAGTATACTATTTGTGTGCTTAAAAGTCAATACCTAATACTACAAGAAGCGATACGGCAGGGCGTTCCGTTTTGGAACCCCCTTTTAATCCTCCAAGAAATCTTCCAACTCAATCTTCCCCTCTGCCGCCGCAACCGCCAAAGCGTACACAAACTGTCCAATCGTCATTCCGTGCCGCCTTGCTTCACGGTTGATGTACTTACGTTCTTCCTCGCTCATAAGGATGGTAATGCGCTTGGAACGTTTGCCATCGCCGCTTGCAACGCCCTGATGCGATTCTGGCATCGGGATTTTTTTCTTTGTCAAGCCAGCTTCGGCTAACGCACTTGGAACATCGCCTTGTTCGATAAGACGTTGAACTTCTTTCGCCTGTTTCAGCTTCTTTGGCTTACTTTCGCTTACTACGGCATTGTTTGGCTGTGTTTCGCTGTCTTTAGCTTGCTTCGGCTTAATATTGCTTAACAGTGCTTCATTAGGCTGTACATGGCCGTCTGTGGCTTCACTGGGCTTAATCGGTGCTTGTTCGGCTTCGTTCGGCTTTGCTTGGCTTACTTCTTCTTCCTTTGGCTCACTTCGGCTTAATGGCTGTTCCGAAAAAATAGGCTGAAAATCAAACCCGCCAAGCAAACCTGAGGATTTTTTGCTGGTCGATTTCATTTTGCTTCGTCCTTTCTCTCTTGCTTCGCTGGTTTCGGTTTTGGCATCCAATGGGTTATGTGAGAATCCTGTTCTTCAAAATAATAGAATCCATCTTCTGGCCAATAAAACGCCACTGCGCCTACATATTCGTGGCTACTAAGATAAAAAGCGTTGCTTTTTCTGTCGTAAACAGCAGTTTCAACATCTTCAAGCGGAAAACTGTCCACGTCCGCAATTGACACAAGAACTGTCTCATCTCCATCTTCCGTATACGGAAGATCGTCTTTCACGCTTATCCATGCCGGATATGTGTCTGGCGCATCAAAACTATCCGCATCAATAGAATCAAGACAAGTCCCGATACCACAAAGATACTCGCTGTCATTCGGACGGTGAAGCGCTTCAACTTCGTTGTAGTGGTTTTGCAAATAATCTCTTAGCTTATCTGCGTCAATTAGTCGCATTGTTATCCCCCTTTACAATCATCTTCGCCAGCGCCTTGAAATCCTCTGCGCTGGTGCTCTTTGCCGTGTCTCCGCTAAACAGGCTGTGACGCTCTGCCTGTGCCTTACGAACGCCCATAGACGGTCTAATCTTCACGTCCAGCAGGGTTGTGCCCATGCTCTGTGCAATCACAGGAAGCTGCTCCACGACCTCTTTGGACAGGTTCTCCCTGCTTTTGTACTGGTTCAAAAGCAGACCTTCAATCTTCAAATTCTGATTGTAATATTTGCGAACGCCGCTCAAGGTCTGTGACAATTGGCTTAAACCAGCGACAGAATAGCGGTCGGGGGTCATCGGCACAATAACGCTATTGGCTGCGATCAGAGCATTTACAAGCATCAATCCAAGTTGCGGTGGTGTGTCAAGAATGATGTAATCATACTGGCTAGATACCGGCTCCAGTTCTTCACGCATCCGAAAGTTCTTGCCAATATCCCTTACCATTTGCTCATCAATATCTTTCAAGTCTGGGTCAGACGGCAGAATGTCACCAGCTTCACAGTGTTGAATTCCTTCTTCGACCGTGCCTTGCCGTGTCATCACATCAAACAGGGTGCATACATCCTCTGTCTGTGCGCCGTAGGTGTCCGTTGCGTTGCACTGGGCATCGCAGTCCACCAGCAGGACTTTCTTGCCGAGCAACTGCAACGCACCAGCCAGACAGGTGCTTGTGGTAGTCTTTCCTGTGCCACCCTTCTGGTTGGCGACAGCTATGATTTTTGCCATTTTATCATCCCTTCTTTATTCAAGATAGTCAAACCCGAATGTCGCAAACTTGCTTAATCGCGAATCTTTGATAACCGTCCGAAGATAAGCTTCTGGCACTTCAACATCTGGTTTGCCCTTTACGACTTGCTCGTATGCGCCTTGCACAATGTTCACAACAGCATCCTTCTTCTTGTCTTTGCGAATATTCGGGTATTCAGATTTTATTCTCCTTGCCACAGACCTTGCAATGCTTGCACACTGTTTTTCGTCAACGCCCGGCATCAGGCTTGCCCAGTCAACATCTTCGTATGCGCCGTTTCTAGGGCTTTTTACAGGCTTTTCGTTCTCGGAGGCATCTCTTAGCGGTGTTGTCTCAATCTCGCTGGATTCGGAATCTATGACCGGCTCAGAGCGTTTTATCTTTACGTCAAAGATAACAGATACTATTCTGTGCCCAACAGTCCGTTTTTTATACGACACAGAAATATCTGAAATTTCATTGATTTCAGCAACGGCAACGTCCAAGACCTTTGCTCTAAAAAATTTGAACTGGTCATAACTGCTTGCTGTCGCACCAAGCTGCTCTTTTAGCTTCTTGATGCTGATTTCATGCCCCTTCGACCCCATGTTCATCCAGTCCCGAAGAATCGAATAGAGCAAGATGCTATACTGAGACTTCATGCTTGCCGTGTATCGCAGACGATACCGAACATACCCTTTTTCTGCAATATCAAAGAACACTGGTTGCAACAGAGGGTTGCATCTGATCGAGACCATGTATGTAAAACACTCAGGGTCAAATCGAATCTGCGCCATAGCAAACAGGGTGTACAGAGTGTATTCGTCCTTCCCTTCAAGAGGGACGGCTACTGTGTTCTCAATGAAGTGCCTAAGCTGTTGCTTCAAATCTTTACTGTTCAGACGGATACCCAAAAAGTCACAGTATTCTTTCAGCGTGAACTGAACAGTTGCACTTTCAGGGTCGCGAGGGTTGATTCTTGACAGGTATACTTCCAGCAGCCGAAGCTCGCCAGCGGTATAATCCCTGAATTTCGCCCATACAAGAGCCTTGCTCTTCTCAACGAGGTTGTTCATCGACAAATCTCCCAAGCTCTCACATCCTTTCCACTTGTTGATATCAGTATATCACAACACGGTTGAATTATCAAGCGTTCGTTTCTACCATCATGCAGATTTGGTATACTTTTCCGTGCAGATTTTGTATACCTCTATGCAGTTTTAGTATACCTTCGTGCAGATTTGGTATACCTCCTTACATATATTAAACAAGATACTAAACAAGAGAGATAAATAACATCTACTAAATAGCAAAGAAGCAGACACTTTTAAACACACACTTCTTGAATTTTCAAATCTTGTTGAAAACAACAGCATCCAAAGCCAATAAATGCAAGCCAGAAGCAAGCCGAGAGGCGCATCATCTACGGTTAGGCACATTAAACGAGGACAAAAGTGGATGGAAAGGTATACAAAAACTGCACAGAGCATTTTTTCGATAGCGATTTTATTGCGCAAAAGAAAAAATATACGATAACATATTATTATTGCGCAATGACGTTCAACTATGTGTACACCATGTATGAACTAAAGGTATACTAAATCTGCATGAAATGGGACAAAATGTGCACAAAATTAAACGTACTTACGTTGTTAGCGTTTTCTAACGTGTACAAAAAGTGGATGAAAAACTTTTAATTCAATGCTATGGGGGACAGATTGACAAGCCGACCAATCACAGGCAATAGATTGACGATAAATCGTTATTTATTCCGCACGAATGTTGTCAATTTACATCCTATGGGGGACGGATTGACAAGGCTGATTTGCCCAATAGGTGTACAAAAAGTGGATGAACATGGACAAAATGTTTCGCAAAAACAGCGATAATTCGACAATCAGCGCAAAATGTTTTCTTCGTTAATGGTATAAGAATCGTTTCGTTTCATGGCCGCAGCTTCCCCACAGTCTTGTGCCTGATATAAAATCTGCATATTGGGTTGTGTTCCGTCTGGGTCAGGGTCGGTTTTAGTGGCCTGCGCCATTTCATAATGACCTGTGACGGTGCGGCAGACGGATACGCGATCACGCAAAGTCGTGTGAAGATTGGCTACCATTTCGCACAGAACGGCAAGGTAATCTGAGCCGTGATTGCCATAGATCAGATAGCACAGCAGGTCGATTTCTTGCGGATGGGCTTCTTTGATATGCTCTATCAGCGTATCTCTCTTTCTCTCGGTGCTGGCATCGCCAGCCAGACTTTCCAATAATCCGGGATGCAAACAAGTGTCTATGTACGGCTTGACCGCAACACCGCAGCACACGAACCACTTTATGATAGTAGAAGCATCTGGGGTCATTGTCCCTTGCTCATAACGAAAAATGGATGTCCGGCCTACACCCATTTTGTCCGCAAGCTTCTGTTGGCTAAGTCCGGATTCTGCTCTTGCCATCTCTAACGCTTTTGCCACTCGTATCCTATAATCATCCATAAATACCCCTCTTTCGACAAAATGATACAAATGCAAAGTAATTTAACTGATATATTGTTCAAAATGTGAAACAATAATTGAAAAAAGTCGCTATTTCATTGAAACAGCGAGATGTGATATAACTGTATTGTCAAAAAATTCCAAAGAGGAGTGGAACAAAAATGAAAGAAACTGTAATCTGGAACCATGAACGTATGCCGATCATCGACGGAATGCCTGCCAGTGTTCCCGATGGGAAGCCGCACACACCTGAACCGTGGGAGGAAAGCTAATGAACCGAACCGTAGATGATCTGATTGTTCCATACGCTCGCAGACGGACGCTGGAGCTTGTCTTGAGCCTTTCTGGGTATGAAGCTGATAAAGATGCTTACCTCGAAGCAAAAGGCATCCTTGAACGCGCCGTAGCCGCATTAGACGATGGACGCGACCCAGCAGACAACATCGAACGTATTGACGGACAGCTCGTAGAGCTGTGATTGGAGGAAAGATGGATAGGCGCTGTCCCTTTTGACTTGAACACTCGCGGCTTCCCTGATGTGAAGTAATGGATGTAAAGAAAATGTTCGATTTTTACGCAGTTGTTAAAAATGCATTGACTTTACAACTAGAAGATGTATAATCGTATCAAATGAACATCTGCACTTACCGATCGGGAGGATATGCCACAATGAGTGAACAGGAAAGAGCCAAGATTGACCGATTTATTGCATGGCTGCTGGAACATCCTGAAAAGATTCCAGTAGCAGAACAAGCATTAGACCTGGAATAACAGAAAACCCCTTGCGCAGAGCTACACCAGCCCGGCACAAGGGGTTCTTTTATTTTACCGGGCATGAACGTCACATCTTCTCGATCAGGTTCATCAGCGCTTCACGCTGCTCCTTCGGCATAGATTCAAGTTTTCTTCTAATCCGTTCCACTGCTGCATCAACTTCACTTTGCGGCCGCTGGGGCGGGTTTTCTTTTTGGTTGCCAGTAAGAAGGTAGTCAACCGATACGTTGAAATAAGTTGCAATCTTAGAAAGAACCTCTGTGGACAGGCTTTTAGTTCTTCCAGCTTTCAATTCAGAAAGAAAACTGCGACGAATCCCAATGTTACTGCAAAGAGTCCCGTCTTTGATGCCCTCTTTTTCGCAGAGTGCATGGATGTTGCTGTACAAGTCCGACATAAGAACACTCCCATATTTGTGCAAGTATACAAATGCACAGAATTTTGTACAAAAGAGTTGACTTGTACAGATACTTGTACTATAATACAGACATAGACAGTACAGAACGCTGTACAATATAAACTCTCTACACCCTTATATTAGTACAGTTTTCCGTACTTGTCAATAGATTTTAGCAAATGGAGGTGGAATTTTGAAAGAAAACTTCCGTTCTGGCTTTGAGCTGGAAGTGAAGATGAAGCTGTTGCAGCGAGGTATGAAGCAAACGGAGCTGATTCAGGCGGTTCAAAGCGATACTGGATTGTTCCTTGACGATTCGTACCTCTACAAGATTCTTCGTGGCGAGCGAAAGCCGGAGAAGATTATCCAGAGCATCTGCAAGATTCTTGAAATCGAGCAGAAGGAGGACTGAACATGGAACAGATTATCACCTTAAAGGTAGACCTTGAGCACCCTGATGAAGCAAAGTTTGCCATTGACGCTGCGGTTGAGACCTACGAGGAAAGCAAAAAGCACTGGGATGCCTTTGAAATCAACGAAGCCAAAAGCAGAGCACGAGACATTTTGTACAACCTGTGCAATGAAGGCTACAGTATGATATGGACGGTCACGGATGGCGCTGTCGGCCTGACGATCTGGAAAAGCTTTAAGGAGCCTTGTGTTGGACAGTGCTATATGCCAAAAGAAAGCCTGTTTAACATCTGGGTCGAAAAGCTAGTTGCGCTGTGCATTGCCACAGGCAAGGAAGTCCCGAAGTTCATCACGGATAAGGCTGGTGAGTGCTGGTGAAATTCTGCAAAGCACAAAGCCACAAGCGCAGACTGAAGCTTGCAATGGCTGCTGGCGTGTCCAGAAACGATGCCAACAAGGTACTGTGGATGGAGAAATCCATCAACCAGTGCTTTGAACGGCATAACAGAGAAGCCAGACTGAAAGAGGAGATGCAGCGTGGAAATTAAATACTGCGAGCGTTGCGGCATCCTACTTGGCGAAGTCAATCCTGCAAAAAAATATTGCTCAGATTGCAAAAGGAAAGTTTCACTGGAGCGAAAAAGAGCAAGACGAAAAGTATTGAGCGAAAGTCATAGATTTGTACCAGTAAAAACCGTTTGCCAATGGTGCGGAGAGCCAATGATTAAAAAGTCTGCGGCACAAAAGTACCACAAAGATTGCGCGAAAGATGCAGCCTTTGCAAGTATTGCGGAACATCAGAGCATACGAAGAAAACGAGCCTTAAACGAGAAAGCACTGGAAGAAAAAAAGATTCCATCCATAGGTCAGGTTCAAGCTCTTGCAGATAAGATGGGAAAGCATTACGGCGAAGTGTCGAGGATGCTTGCGACAGGGGAACTGACTTATGAATGGTAAATACTACGGCCAGCGGGAAATCCGCTGGCACAGCCGGGAGGAAGACCGGCTGGAACACATACATAATAGAAAGGACAAAAATGAAAGCACTTGTAGAAATCGCCATGATGGGTGGCGTAGCGCTTGCGGTGGTTCTGGCGACGTTTTTGCTGAACTTCTGGCTGATGCATCAAATTATGCTTCTGATCGGAACTAAAGGAGCGTGGCTCATCATCTGCATTGCAGCAATTATGGCATCTGCTTGGATTTTGAGCTTTGGTAGCAAAAGTGGTGAAAAGAATGACGCTGGAAGCCGCTCTTGAAGAACGCGATATGAAGGCATCGGAGCTTATCCGTAGAAGTGGCGTGTCAGCTCCAACGATATACAACATTACAAGCCCGAATAAAGTCCCGTACAAGACGGGCGTTAAGGCTGATACGCTTGCAAAAATAGCCGAAGCGCTAAATGCAATAATCGTGATCGATGCAAGCAAACCATTTTTATTCGATATCATTCTGAAAGAAGGGACAAAATGAAAACTGTAAAAGGAAACGTGCTTACCATACTTGGTATTGTCGTCGCAATCGTAGCCGTTAGCTGTGGCGATACAATAAATGGATGCGAGAGTACAGTACAGATGCTTGGATGGGCATTTGTTTCGATGATGTTACTAGCTACCGCTCTGGTTTTGTGCGCGCTTGGAGTGAGCGCGGAAAAAGAGCATGAAGATAACGAACGGATGGGGAAGCTGAACCGCATTCCCGCTCATACTAACAAGTGGAGGGATGCTCAGTGAAATGCCCAATGTGCGGTAGCGACAACATTGCAACAATTGACAGCCGGTCTGACCACGATAATATCGTTCGCAGAAAAAAGTGTCTTGTTTGTAACCACCGGTGGTCTACCATCGAAATCGACAAAGACCAGTGGTACAGTGCGTTGCAAATCAAAGAGGAACGTAGGAGAGGGAGACCAAAAGATGATTAACCTTGACAGATTCGGTGGAATAAACGAGCCGGAGGACGGCGTGTATTTCCTGACCCGTGAGCAGGAAGCAGAAGCCAAAAAAGCTGACCGTCTGGCTGAGATTGAGGACTTGCGGTCTGAAATCGAAGACAGGGAAGCGGAGTTGAAAGACCTCCGTGCACAGCTGGCAGAGCTGATGGCTGGTTGATTTTGTACAGCCGTGTTAAGCCAAAGTAAGAATAATGAAGCCTAATGAAGCCGAAGAAAGGAAAGAAAATGGGTAAATACAAGAAAGAAATCAAGCATTGCGAAAAGTGCAATAAGCCTTTTTCAGTGTTCAAAAACAGCACGGAAACTCTTTGCACAACCTGCAAAAGGGACAATTTGGAGGATATACTCCGCAAGAACGGTCACGCACCGCAGCATACGCTTGTTAGGAGCTTTCGTGACAGCCTTAATGAAGCGTTTGCTGTCGAAGATGCTACAATAAAGGCTTCATGGGACAAGAACATAAGCATCAAGAAAACGTGCCGTGACTGCGGAAAAGCATTCGAGATTTCTCGTGCAGAGCGCATTTTCTTTGAATCGCATAACATGGCACTGCCCAAGCGTTGCCCGGCTTGCCGTAAAGCGAGAAAAGAAGCGAGGAAGGAGAACAACTGATGGATAACAGCAAAATCCATGAAGCTCTAATGGCTGTTCAGTCAGAGTTAAAAGCCCCGAAGGGGCAGATGAACAAGTTCGGTGGATACAAGTACCGCTCGTGCGAGGACATTCTCGAAGCGGTCAAGCCCATCTTGAAAGCGCATAACCTTGTGCTACGGCTTTCCGACAAGCCTGTTATTGTTGACAGTTGGCACTACATCGAAGCCACTGCAACAGTTGAATCGCAGGATGGTGCCACCTACACGGTGACTGCATACGCTCGTGAGCCTGAGTTTAAGAAAGGCATGGACGATTCGCAAATTACTGGCACTGCAAGCAGCTACGCTAGAAAGTATGCACTGAACGGTCTGTTCTGCATTGACGATACAAAAGACGCTGACACGGACGAGTATCAAAAACAGACCGCAAGCAGGGCAAACAAGCCTGCGCAGAAGCAAACGGAAACGGACGCCATTCCTCCGTGCGATTGCTGCGGAAAGCAGTTGCAGCCTATTCAGTACAACAACCGCACCGTATCGCCGCTGGAAACTGCAAGAAGCACGAAAAAACGATTTGGGCGCGTCCTGTGTTGGGACTGTGCTCAGAAACAGCCGAAGGAGGGCTAAATAATGCTCAACTCTATTGTAATTCAGGGTCGCCTGGTTCACACGCCAGAAGCTAAGGTCACGAAGTCCGGCAAGGATGTTTGCACGTTTAGCATTGCTTGCGACCGTCAGAGCTGCGGTCAGAAGGAAACCGACTTCTTCAACTGCACTGCATTTGGTAATACGGCACTGTTCGTTTCCAAGTGGTTCCAGAAGGGCAGCCTGATTCTGGTGACTGGTAGCATCCAGACCCGGAAGTATACCGACAAGCAGGGAAACAACCGCACCGCAACGGAAATCATGGCGAACAAGGTTGACTTCTGCGGTGGCAAATCGGACAGCAAGCCCGCTGATCGGGCGCAGGATGCACCGCAGAACTGCTCGCAGGGAAACACGGATGACTTCTCTGTGATTGACGACAGTTCTGATCTCCCTTTTGACTAACGGTTACGCTACCGGTACAAAAGGCGAACCACCTACCTTATATAATAGCTGCGCTATCTGGCTGGACGGGCGTTTGGAAAGATGAAACACTTGGGCGATATCACAAAGATTCACGGAGACCAGATAGAGCCTGTGGATTGCATCACGTTCGGTAGCCCGTGCCAGGATTTGTCCATTGCTGGGCGCAGGGCAGGACTTGCGGGAGAACGCTCCGGGTTGTTCATGGAAGCGGTTCGAATCATAAAAGAAATGAGGTCAAGCACAAATGGACTGTATCCAACTTTCGCTGTTTGGGAAAACGTGCCAGGAGCGTTCAGCTCCAACGGAGGAGAAGATTTCAGGGCCGTGCTGGAAGAACTTGCCCGCGTGGAACAACCAGACGCTTCAATTCCTCGACCTTTGGGTAGGGGGGCAGGTGGAGCAAAGCCGGAGCAATCGCCGGAAACGGATGGTCTCTGGCTTGGCGACAGCTTGATGCTCAATATTGGGGAGTCCCCCAGAGAAGAAAGCGTATCGCTCTTGTCGCAGATTTTGGAGGTCAACGTGCCGCAGAAATACTTTTTGAGCGCACGAGCCTGTCAGGGAATCCTGACTCGTGCGTCAAGACGTGGAAAGAAGTTGCCGGACTTGCTGCAAATGGCACTGCTGGAAATGATCGAGTGGTGGGGCAAAATGCCTACACCCTGAAAATTAGAGGTGGATGTGCTGGCGGCGGAAAGGGAGCATTGGTACAGACGGAAAAAGTGGGAACACTTTCAACGTTGCAAGACCAAACTGTGTTTCAACCGGTTCGTGTAACGGAAGCAATCCCAATAAATACACAGATAGCGACACGGTATATTTCCATGGGAGAGCGCACTGGGATTGGGATTGGCGAAGATGGTGACCCAGCATATACGTTGCAGGCAAATCATGAACACGGCGTGTGTTATTGCATTGCTGGAAACATTATTGATCGTTCTGAAACGGCTGGCGCAAATGGTTCCGGCGTGAAGGAAAACCAGAGCTACACGCTGAACACTGTTGACCGTCCAGCAGTAGCGTATAAGGTCTTTGATGCACGTGGAAATGGTGACGGCAGAACTTGTCCAACCATAACAGGAGACCACGAGAACAGAATCACGGACTACACGGCTATTGCGGTTGAACGCAAGACCTTCAACGAACAATCGTTCAGCCACTACAAAGAAAGCGACAAAAGCTCAACCTTGAAAGCGAAAGCAGGGAACATCGGCAATGGCAGCGAATGTCTGATTGCAGAGAAAACCATCCGTTGGATTGTTCGCCGCCTGACCCCTGTTGAATGCGAACGGTTACAAGGCTACCCTGACGGATACACCGATATTGGTGATTGGACAGACAGTAAGGGCAAGAAACACAAGTACGCTGACAGTCCACGGTACAAAGCACTGGGCAACTCAATCGCTTTGCCACAGTGGTTCTGGTTGGTGCAGAAGATGCGCCCTTACCTAAAAGAAAAGCCTACGCTTGGCAGTCTGTTCGATGGTCTGGGCGGTTTCCCTCTGGTCTGGCAAAGAGCATACGGAGATGGAACCGCACGGTGGGCATCGGAAATCGAAGAGTTCCCGATGGCTGTAACAAAAAGGAGATTCGGCGAAGAATGATTACCTGTTGTCTCAACTGCACATCACGCCACCAAGCCTGTCACGACACCTGCGAGAAGTACAAGGCAGAGAAGAAAGACTTCGAGGAACGCAAAGCATTCGTGTATGAGCTGAACCACAGCCAGAGCGTGTACCACCGTGATTATGAGGACAAGCACCGGGAACGTGGCAAGAAGCGGTTTCTCGGAAGTGAATTTAGAGGTGAACGAGGATGAATAAAAGAAAGTATAAGCCGGGCAGTTACATCATTTCACTTGATGACTTGATGAAGCAGGAGTTTGTTTACTGCGCCGGAAAACTTGTTCACAAAGGCTGGTTTGGTAGCTGGCAACTACGGTATGCAAATAGCGAACTTGCTCGGCTGCGTATCAGAGAAGCCAAAAAAATCAAGGAAGACGCATGAACACTGGCAAGCAGTTTGAAGCAGACTTCAAGGCATCTGTCCCGTCCGATGCGTGGTGCTACCGCTTGAAAGACAGTGCTGCCACCTACTACGGCGGCAACGAGAACCTGTCGTTTTCCATTGACAACATCTGCGACTTCCTTGTGTACCGATACCCAATGAACCACCTGTTCGAGCTGAAAACCATCGAAACGCCCTCTATCCCTCTTGAAAAGGTATTCGGCAAGTACGACAAGGCAAAGTGCAAATACCGCAAGGAAAAGCACATCACTGACATGGTGGATGCGATGGGGTGCAGCGGTCAGACCGCCCATGTGATAGTCAATTACAGGGCAGTCAATCGCACCTTTGCAATCCCTGCCAGCAAGGTTCTGACGTTCCGTTACAACGAGAGCCGGAAGAGCATCCCTTGGCAGTGGGCAGAACAAGAGGGGATAGAGGTCAAAGCAAAAAGGCTGCGTGTCCATTGGCGGTATGACGTGGATGGGCTGCTGAAGAGATTGGAGGAAAGCCAAGCATGACAATGAAATGCGATAGATGTGGCAATACGTTTATATGGTACGACAATACCATGACAATCGGAGCATCCGAAACAAGCGAGCAATGGAAAGGCTGCGGAAACGCAGTACAGAAGGTTGTGATTGACCACAGTTATGTTTTTCTTGACTGGTACAAGCAAAGTGATATGGAACCTGTTGCTCTTTGCCCCTCTTGCATGGCAAAGCTGAACGACTGGCTGAAAGGAAACGCTCATGCCGAAGTATAAGATCGTAATGCTGTGCAGAGTTTCCGGTAGAGAGGACGTGCATTGCTAAACGGTAGAGAACGCAGCAAATGACCGTATAGCTGAACGCTCTGCGGTGCGCTTGTGCAAAGCACACTATCCAGAGTTTGAAGAAATCACAGTTAAGAGAAAGGAATATGTTGGAAGATGAGCAGAATTGTTGACATCGAACCGTTGCTGGAACGGCTTAGAAACATCCCGGCTTCCAATCCGAACGATGACCCCGATTTAATGGATGTTGGCGAAGCTATCTATACCGCAATCGTTGAATTGGAGGCTCTTCCTATTATCGACCCGAAAGCACTGCGACCTGTCTACTGTGCAAGCGGAGAGGTAATGTGCAGTGTTCGTAATTGCCCAGAAAGAACGCTAAAACCGTGCTTCAAATGCAAATGGCATGACAATGAGACAATGGTGTGTTCAAAGAGAGTATCTTTGATAACAGACCGTCCGTGTCTGTGCACAGGCCTAAATTATACTTGTGCAGAATGGGAAGCGGCCAATGATATCAGTGTAAAGACGGAGGATTAACCATGAGCAAAAAAATCTCTGATCTGTTACCACAGACCGAAATCTTGGCGCAGTTGGCGGAAGAAGCATCTGAACTGGCACAGGCTGCGTTGAAGCTGCGCCGTGCGCTGGATGGCACGAACCCGACACCGAAGAGCGTAGAGGAATGCCGAAAGGCGTTTGAAGAGGAATACGCAGACGTTATGGTATGCATGGCCGCTCTTGATTTTTCGGATGACAGAAAAGCGTATGAGCGAATTGGAATTATTGCAAGCGAAAAATACTACCGTTGGCTCCATCGCCTTCAAGATAAGGAGCAGTCAGATGAATAAGCGCACAAACTGTCCCTCGTCTGGCAAACAGGCAATGTCAGCCAACCTCCGCAAAATCGCACGGCAGAACCAGTTGTACGGCTTTCGCATGGCTCTGGATGGTATCGCCGCCACATGAGGCGCATTGATTCAGAACCTTCGGTGCGATGCAGACTTGACCGATGAACAGGTGCAGAAAATCATCCGCATCGGTGACAGGTACTGGGAGATGGTCGGCAAGTTCAAAGAAGAGGACATGACCCCTGACGAGTTTGCGGATTACATCACGGCAAAGTCAGAACAGGTCGAAAAAGAGTTGAGGGAAAGGTGGAGTTAACAATGTTTGAATTTGCAACTCGCTGGCTGGTCTGCCTAGTCCTGCTGGCGGTGGTAGTTCAGTCCGAACGGACAATCAAAAACATGGCAGACAACCTGTTTGAAGAACGGCAGGCAATGCTCGTCTGGCTGTTCATCAACGTGTGTCTGGTCGTTTGTGCGGCTGTTGTAATGGGGTGGAGGTAAAGTAACATGAACAGATATGACATTGAAAAGATGATGGAAAGAAGTCGCAGAAAGTTTGCAATTCTGCAAGGCGTTGTAATCGCTTTTATTGCAGTCGTGGCGGTTTCGTCTATCGCACTTTCCATCTTTATGTATAAGGGCTTGTTTTCCGCAGACATCCCCGAATGGATGAAGTGGGCGTTTGTATTTCTTGGAAGGTAAAAATGATGATTCAGGATATCAACATGGTAGGGCGTGAAAGGCTGGCTTTTCTGTATGGTCTTTATAGTGGTTGTGCGGAATCCGAAACTGAGCTTAATACCAAAGGCATTTATCAGAAAATTGCTTCCGAGTTAGCTTGGTGTTTGGGATTCAACGAGAGCGACAGCAAATGTTATGAGATGAACGAGGAATAACCAATGGACAACGAACTTTACTGCCCGATGAAGATGACCAGCAATCCGCTTGGGCGTTGCGTATGCGAGAAAGAAAAGTGCGCTTGGTGGCGACAGTTGGACAACTGCTGTTCCGTCTGGCAGATTGCATGGAAGCTGGACAGAATCGAAACGAAGATGAAGAGGTGAGAGTATGAACGAGTGGATTAGCGTAAAAAAACAACTTCCAGAAGCGTTTGAAACTGTAATTGCGTATTGCGATAATGCGGATATGATTTTCGGCTTTATGACATCTGATGGCTATTGGGTCGAACTTGGAAGCGAAATCCCGTATACCGTTACACATTGGATGCCTGTTCCTGAACCGCCAAAGGAGGTCTGATACATGGCAACACCCCCGAAGCGTGGTCGTGGCAGACCGCCACTGACCGAAGCTGAGAAGAAAAAGCGTGAGAAACGGGCGCAAAAGGCGAAAGAAGAAGCCGCTGCGAAGCGTGAGAAAGAGCGAGAGAAGAAGAAACAGCAGATGCTTAACAAGCGGAAATCTATCCGCTCACAGGTGAGTAAAAAGGTAAAAGAACAACAGGAGTTAGCGATCACGAGGTCTAAAATGCTGAATACGGGCGATTTGCAGTCGAGAATCGGCAATGAAGAGGACAAGAAGGTCATCGGAATGATTGCGGCCAAGTATTTTGGAGATCTTCCGAGCGTGGACATGAACAATCCGATTGAAGTGCAGCAGCGCCTTGATTTCTTTTTTGACGCTTGCATCGAAGCTAGAATCTCCCCTGTGGTGGAATGGATTGCACTGGTTCTGGGCATCGAATGGGTGAGCCTGAAGCAGATTATGGCGGGCAAACGCCGTGACGACAGCTTGCAGCAGAAGTACATACTGAAGCTGATTCTGCAAATGCAGTCCATGTGGGCATACAACGGTATGTATGGTCAGGAGAACCCGGCAGAGTGGATTTTCCGAGCCAAGAACTACTTTGGTATGCGTGACAACGTGGAAGTCACCGTTGCGCCGCCTGAACAGCCGTTGGGCGACGCCCAGAGCGCAGAGCAGTTGGCTCAGAAGTATCAGACGGCTTTGCCGAAAGGAATTGACGTGGAGTACAAAGAGGTGACGGAAAATGAAACAACGGTTGGTTGACTTCTCCGACCCGATTCTTTCGGCGGCGCTGTTTATCTTGCTTAAAGACCGTACTACCGGCAAAAACATCATCTGGGCGACAGAGCCACCGCCTGAACTAGGCGCAGGCTTTACGGATGAAATCACGTTAGAACAAATCAAGAAGTGCCCGCCAGTACCACGAGTTCTCAAGCGTCTGGATGAGCAGAAGCAAAGAACCAAAGCAAAAGCAGAGGTTTTCACTCCTTCTTGGGTCTGCGAAAAGATGATAGACATGGGCGAAGAAAACGGTGCGATGCCCGATATGAAGAAAGAGCCTATCAAGTACATCCATTCGACAGTTCTTGAAATCACCTGCGGAGAAGCGCCATTCCTTGTGAACCGATACGACACGGTAACGGGCAAAAAGATTCCAGTACCAAGACGGAAAGGGCTATTTGATCGCAAACTGAAATGTGTAAACAACTGGTTTGATTGGAATGTCTGGACATGGCACGATGTGGCAGAGGACGCAGCGACGACTACATACGGCTATGAGTGGCAGGGTGACAGCCTGTTGCTTGCAAGAGCAAATATGCTCCTGACATGGCGAGAGAACTTTAAGTGGCTATTCGGCATAGAGCCTGACGCTGGAAAAGTTCGCAACATGGCTGCTATCATCTCATGGAACATCTGGCAGATGGATGGGCTGAAAAAGACCGTACCCGGCACGGACATTTCGTGCAAAATCAAAGACTGGAAAGCTGACAAAGAAATCCTGTTTAAGGATGTTGGGAAGGAAAAATAAGCAATGGTTGTTTTTGTTACGAAAAGAGAGTTAGAGGACGAAGATTGGAAAACACATATTGCTCAAGGTAAAGAGAGGATTCCAGCCGGAGCAAAAGTAGAACTCGTCAAGAGAATCGAAAATCTTTATGGGACGTATTACCTTTGCAACTACAAAGGTAAAAACTATTATCTTGACCCTCGCGACTTAAAATTGGAAGAGGAGTATTTTGACTAATGCAGACTGACAGAGGAATCTACCACAAGCGAGTATGCGACCGCTGCGGAGCGGTTCTGGGCGACAGGATGATGAACCCTGACGAATATTTTAAGGACTGGGCGTGGCGCAGGGACACAGGTGACCTATGCCCGGAGTGCTATGCAGAGTATAAGCGAGTGATCGGGCGGTTCAATAGGGGAAACACAATAAAGAAACATTAGAGGCGTCAGAAAATGGGAAGATTCGTGAATATTGAGGGAGTGCTTGTTGTTCTTAAAGGTGATATTGATTATTACAACAAAAGAAATATAGTAAGTTCAAAGGCTTCGGCCGAAAAAGTTTTATATAAGTGGTTAAAGGAGCTTCCTCATTATGAAGGGAGCGTTGAAAATTTCATTAAGAAGCAAATTCCAATGCAGCCAATCAAAGAATCTGACGGTTGGGAATGCCCAGAGTGCCACGCTTCAAATGATTATGATGAGCATGATGAAATTTCTTACTGTCGTTGCTGCGGGCAGGCAGTTAAATGGGATGAGGAGGATGCCTATGTTTGATTACTGCACCACCGAACATTGCTCTTGCATGGGCATCAAACAGTTCTCTGCTGACAAGGCTATTCGATGTACAGCGGAATCCTGTGAGAACAAATCTGAACCGTCCTGTGGCTCTTGCAAATGGTACGCAGAGCCGGAGGGCGTATGCGTGAACGACCAGCCAGAACACGTTGCAGACTTCGTGTGGGACGAACGTGGATGCAAGGAATGGGAGAAGAAAGATGAAACGTCAGCAGACCTATAAAGGGCTTATTGGCAAGGGCTGGTACGACCAAAGCAAATACAGTCACTATTTTGCAACGTGGGCAAACCACCGAAACAACTGGGCTATCCGCAAGGCTGACAACCGCAAGCTGGCAAAGGCAAGATTGAAGCAGATTGAACGCCAGCAAATCAGAAAGGAGTTGGACGAATATGAGCTATGATATTTCGCTGTGCGACCCTGTAACGCATGAAACGCTTGAAGTGGATGATACGCACTTTGTTGCTGGCGGTACTCGTTCCGTTGGAGGAACAAAGGAACTGTGGCTTAATATCACCTATAATTATGGAAAGTACTTTCGTCGTGATGATGTGTTGGGTAGCAAGGGCATCCGCTCTATCTATGGAAAAACAGGCGCAGAGAGCATCCCGATGCTTGAAAAGGCTATTTCTGCACTAGGTGACGATGTAGACGATAGCGACTACTGGAACGCCACAGAGGGTAACGCCAAACGTGTCTTGTACGGTCTGCTGGCGTTTGCAAAGATGCGTCCTGACGGTGTGTGGGACGGAGATTGAAAGGAGAAAGAAAAATGTCTTTGTTTGAAATTGTACTCGGTTTTGTTTTGACGACAATGATTGGTTTTGCGCTCGTTTTTCCGATTTATTTGGTCGAAAAATATATAGTTCTTAGCATTTTGGACGAATACATAGACAACGTAATCTTAAAAGCCATTGCGGTTGTAGCAGTCAATGTTCTTTTCTTTCTCGTTGGGTTTGCAATCATCTTTAGCGTTTACGGTTATAAGTGTTGATAACACGATTTGAAGGGAGAACGTGCAATGAGAGCCAGACCGATTGATGCCAATGCACTACGGAAACGCATTGAAGAATGGATGCAGGAATTAGAGCAAGAGTTTACTGTCGAGTACGCCTACATGGGCTATGCGCTAGACGATGTGCTTGACTATATCGACACTGCGCCAACAATCGAGGTGAAAGACAATGGCTAATTATCCAGAATACCTTGAACGAAACGCACTTATTGAAAGAATCAAGAAAGCATATTGCGGTGGCTGCGAGAACTACAACGGCGTTAGATGCCGTGCTTGCGGTATTGGCGATGCCATTGACGTAGTGGAGGATGCACCGACAGCCTTAGAGCGTACCGCTGAATGGATTGCGCAAGACGAAGATAAGACGAGGTTCATGTGCAGCAATTGCCATGCGAGAAACAACAGAGACCGCTACAACTACTGCCCGAACTGTGGTTCTTTAATGGAGAACAGGTTATGAGCAATACGCTTTGGCATCCAGCAAGCGAACCGCCACGAGGGCGGACACAGCCTTTGTTGCTTGCGACTAAGACAACGTGGCGTGATGAAGATGGAAAAATGTTGCAAGGAATCTCGCCGACAGCGTACTTTCTTGGCTGTTACGCAGACGGTCAGTTCTGGGATGAGATAGGCGAGAGATTGCCGAAAGATGTAACGGTGACGCATTGGATGGCATTTCCGATGGTGTGAGGTGATGGGCATGGAGAGCAAAATTGTTTGGCATTCTCTTAAAAAAGAAGGATACCCGCCACTGTTTGACAATGGAAATGGCTACTTTTCATCTAAAAGACTTTTACTGTCTGGGCTGTATTTCGATTTTTTCAAAGGGAAGATAGACAGGGCTGTGTCATGCGGAGGGCTTGTAAAAGACCTTCTGCATGGAATACCGGAATTTGATTGGATGGACGATAACGGATACTGTTTACATCACTCGAAAATTGAATATTGGGCGTATATGCCAGAACCGCCTGTGGAGGAACAAATATGACAAACAAGAAGTTTGGCATCATCATTATGGACTTGAGCCTTTTCGACTTTGGGCCGAAGCCGCCTTGCGGGTACATCAAGGCAAAACATATCCGCCCATCGTACGGCAAAGGCACAAGGCCTGTAAAGGCGCATAAGCGAATCACGAGAACGAGAGAGGGGTTTAGAAAATGAAGAACTTATCAAAGAAGCATCTGAAACAGATTTATAGGCGAAAAATGAGCAATAAGCTTTATTTACTTATCCCAGCGGCATTCTTTCGTGTAGCACCGAACAACAGGAAAGACCATGATAAGATGGTGGCTTGGCATCGGAGTATGCGTACGAACATTCGCTACATGATTCCGGGTGAGAAAATCAAGAAAAGGAGCAAGAGAACATAAACATGGACGAAAAGGGTAAAAAAATGGAAGAACTTAAAAGATGCCCGTTCTGCGGTGCGGAACCACCGACTGTAAAAGTTCTTCATCCACTTGACATTAACATGGCTAGTTGGGTAGTCTGCGGAAAATGCGGGGTAAGCACTTCTGCAACATTTGGAAAGGAAAAAGCCATCGAAGCATGGAACAAACGCTACAAAGAGGACTGAGCATGGACAAAAAACGAGACAGCTTTGCATTCCAACGATACTACTTTGAAGCCATCTCCACACTCAAAAGTAAAGAGAAGTTGGAACTCTACGATGCAATCTGTGCATACGTTTTTGAAGAAAAAGACGCAACTTTGAACTCAAAAAAAGCAGAATCTTGTTTCATTTTGATTAAACATCTGCTCGATGAAGAATCAAAAAGAAGCGATATTGCGTCAAAAGGATGGTCTACACGAAAGTCAGCTCATCCTCATGTCATAAATGAGATGAAAGTCAGCTCATCTATGAGTTCAAAGTCAGATGACAATGAGTCCATTGTATCAACTGACGGTCAAATGAACGTCAAGACCCTGCCGGAGAGTGCAGTCAA